TATCAAATTCCTTTATTTGATTTTCTTCATCTACTTCTTGTTGTATTTCTGCTATTTCTTCTTCTCTTTGAGCATTTAATAAATCTAATTGTTTTTTAGAAGGATTTAATTCCACAACACCTTTTCCATTTAAAAATATAGAATAAGCAATATCTCCTATATTCTTATAACCCTCATTTATTGCTTTATTAATAGCATTAGCTGTTGTATCAGCTACACCTTTATAGTTGCTTTGATTAATTTTTCCATTAGGAGAATCTATTATACGAATATATTTATCCCCTTCTTGATATTCAAACCAAGGTTTATTATTTAAAACCTTTTTTGTTATTCTTTGTATACCTAAATCACAACTCATAATTTATTATTTTTATTGCCATTAGCATTTAAAATCATCTTGGTTAAAATCTGTATTAAGACCTAAGTCTTCTTCTGTAAACAAATCTAATTGTTCTCCTGTTTGTACTACTTCCTCTGTTTGTAAAGGTACAACTTCTTCTGCAATCTGTGGAGCAAATTGATTTACTATCTCATCATCTGAAAGCTCTTCTTGAATTGTTATAGAACCATTATTAATAACAGAAGGAGTGAAACTTGTATTAAATTCTACAGCTCTATTACCATCTCCATATACATTAACTTGTTTATAATAATAATTATATAAAATCTCACCTGTTTCTTTATTAACAGTAGGAGTTATTAATGGAATAAGATTGCCATACTCATCTAAGTTAGTTGTATATACCTTCTTGTAATAATATGCATCATAAAGATCTTGCGATCCTTTTTGTTTCATTAATACATAATCTTTAGCTACAACTTCTCTTCTTGTAGCTATATTAACTTTACTTCCATCTCTAGCTGTTATCACTTTAGGAACTTTAATAAAATCAGAACCTAGTTGAAATGAATTATATTTATCATTTAAAACTAGCAATCCTTTCTGCGAACCTTTAGTTTGTTTAAATGCTGGTATATAATACAATATTTCAGTTTCTCCTGTATTAGGATCCAAAATTTCATCTCTTTCTAATTTAGAAGGATTTGCAAAAGGAACATAATCCATAAATACATCTTTGTTGCTAAAATTGTTTCTTTCAAACATAGCATTAGAAAAAGATTCTAAGTTTATGTTTGGTTGAAGATTGTTTATTATAGGAGCAATTTTAGAAGCGTAGTCTTCTACAGGAATAATGTTTCTTATAGATATAGCAGATTGAGCTGTTCCTTGTAATATAGCAACATTAATAATATCATTATAAAGACTATTAAGTTCTGCGTTACCATCTCTTAATTCTCTCATCATTCCTACATATAGGTTTTCACTATATGCATCTTTAACATTTGCTTTTAATTGTATAGACTTAGCTCCATCTTCTCTATTACTAAGTACAGGAACAAGATCTTGTAATAGTTTTATAGAAGGATATTTTTGTTTAGCTTTTTCTAATTTAGTTACAACAGCTGTTGCAGAATCTACAAGCTCTGGTTTAATTAAATTGTAATAAGTTCTGTCATTCTGTATAATGTAATCTATAAAAGAATTGTTAATCAAATTAGCAATCTTCATATAATCATCTGCAGACATGTATTTTCTTGAAGCATATTTCTTAAGAGTATCAATCATGTATGCTTTTATCTTAGGATCTTCTGTTTTCATTATTGCTCCAAAAGCATTGAATGATTTTCCTAATAACTCAGCTTGCTTTCCTATAAATGTATTTTCTAATACGTCATTAACATTAGAAATCAAATTAAAATTACTTGCAGCAATTGTTCCTAATTGCTTTTTGAAATATAAATCTGAACTACCAAACTTTGTTGTATCATAGTTTGTAGCTTGTGTATAACTAAATAACTGATCTGCTAATATTTTATATTTAATAAACTCATTTAATATTAATTGTTGTTCAGCATTTTTTGCAGCATCAAATTTTCCTTTCTCTGCATATTGTGATATATTACCTAATAATCCTTCTACAGATATACTAGCATCTTCTATTGCTTTTTCTGTTGTAGGGAACATATTTCTTATGTAAGTAAGATTATCTTTTCCCATAACACTTTTTGATCCTATACCATCTAAGTATTCTAAATACTTTTCTATAATAGGTTGGTTCAAGAAATATATTCCTGAATTTCCAGCACCTATAGATTCTAAGAACATAAATGTAGAAACTACTATGTCACTCTTTATAATTTTAGTGATGAATGGTTTATTTGCAATATCCACAAATGCTGTAGCATATCCAGAAAGTCTTTGTGAAATAAATTGTTTAAGATCAGCTGTTCTTGTTCCTGATAAAGAAACATAAGTTTGTCCATCAACTTCCAATGTATTATGAGGAAGAACAATAGATAGATCTTTTACAAACTTACGTTCATTCTTAGGAAGAAGAGGTAATTTAGAAGGATCTAAATACACTTTACTCTTCTGTCTTAACGAAAGATTTGTAATATTAACAGCTGCTATACCAACCCATCTCTTACCAGTGATGAATGCATGACGCATGTTAGTCATAAAGTTTCTATTAATAAGTTTTCCTTTTACATTTGTTTCACTATACCCTCTAGCATTGTCTAGCACTTCAGAAATTTTCTCAAGACCTGCGTCATCTATAGGTGTAATTAGTTTAATAAAGTTTTCTTCAAGTGTAAGAAGTTCTTCTAATGATTCATAGTATTCATTCTCAAGAGATTTTTTATACATTGAATTAACTTCTGCTGTTCTTATTTCAGCATTCAAATTAGAATCAGTTAACCTATCTAATTGTTTTTCTATTTCAGCTCTAAACATAAAAGGATCTTCATATTTATCTTGTATAGAAAGAATGTATTCTCCATACTTATTTAATAATCCTTTAGTATCTTCTAATCCATAGATCAATATATCAATAGCTTCTATAAGTTCTGCTTTCTTTAAAGCTTTTCTTTCTGTTGATTCATCATACACCTTTGTGAAGAAATCTTTTGTAGCTTGTTCAGAACCTTGCCATTTAATTAATTTTACATTTCCATTCTTATCAACGTATACAGATTTAAGATAGATGTTTAATTTATCAATATCAAAGTCACTTCCTGCTTTTTTAGTAATCTCTGAAGGAACCACCACTGTATATCCCATGTATTGTGGTAAAAATCCTTTCACTCTAAATACTTCTACAGAAGATAATGCTTGTGTAGGAATTCTAAATCCTATACCAGTTAATATCTTTTTACCTTCTTCTGTATTTAAATAATCAATAATTTGTTTATCTGTTTTGTTTCCAAACTTACCTTTAAACCAATGAGGAAGCATCACTTCACAGTAGCGTGAACCATCTTTATCTTCATAGAACTTAAGTGTATCATCTGTAAGCATTACATCTTTCTTCTCTTCTTCTGTAAGAGTTTTATATTTAGCTTTAGAAATCTTAACCCATCCTGTATCAGTTTTCATAGCAAGACTTCTTCCTTGTGTAGCTTGCTCAAACATTGTAACAGGAACCTGTACGTGTGGAGCTCCACTCATTGCAGGAGAAATTAATGCTTTATTCACCATAGAATAAAGAATACTTTTTATTTGTGTATATGAAGGAGAAGCTTCAAATGGCATAATAAATTCACCATCTTCATTTAATTGAATTGTATCAATAGCATTTTCAGAAAGATCTCTACGCATCATTTCATACATAAGAGTTTCTGATATTATTTGTTTGTTCTCAAGAGCATATGTATCTCCAAGATCTACAACACCAAGTCTTTTAAGTAATTCATTATATGCATTCTCATTAAGCATATTTAATGCTTTATTGTTTCTTTCGTATGCTTTCTTACCTTCTTCAGTAATAGCCTCACCATTTTCATAAAGATCTGAACTAGCTAGTTTTGTAAGCTGAGATCCTCTTGTCTGCGTCTTTTCTCCTTCAGACATAGTTTCTACTTGTGTACCATATGCTATCCAAGGAACCTCTGTTACATTATTAAACTTCTCTGTATTAAATGTACCATCTATATTGTAAACATTGTGTAATCCTTCTGCTCCCACCTTTCTACCAGTTGTAACAATACTATACCCAATGTTTTGATCAAACATTTGAATATACATTTCTTCTAGATTAGTTCCTTCAACCATATTGTAATATAAAGGAATCTGAGAAGTTTTGTCTAATACAAGATCTATTTCTGTTTTGTTAAACTTATTTCCAGATACAATAGGTTTTCTCACAGCAAGAGTATGCTTAGGCATATCAGAAGCTAATAGTTTATTGTCAAGCTCTCTTAGTTTGTCACTTGTGTATTCTTTGATTTTCTTTTTATCAAATGCTCTTCTTGTATAAGCCATTTGCCATTGATGGAAAGCTTCAGCTTGAGCTGACCACTGTCCTTCTTTAAGAGCAATCTCTTTATGTGTATTATCCATCAACCAAGACATTGCATCTGTTTCATCTGTTTTTGCAAATTCATTCTTGATTTCTTTAGGGATATTAGGAAGAGTGGCAATACTACCAACAATCTCTACAGTGTTAAGTGTAACAGTGTTGGTATATGATTTATAATTATGATGACCTGGTGTCTTAGCATCTAACTCAATACCATTTACAGAATTGTATTTGTCATTTAAAAAGTTATTATACTCTGTCATATTAAATGTTCTTCTTCTTCCAGATAGAAATGATTTAATACGTTTTGTTTCATCTAGTTTTCCTTTCTCAGTTTTGAATTGATATGGATCTCCAAATAAAACTTTATGATATTCTTGATTGTTTATTTGATAATTTATATTAACAAAATTTATAACGTTTAATAGCTCATCAAATGTTATTACACCAGCTAAGTTATATTTATTTAAAAACTCTGTATCAAATTTATTAATAACATATTCATCCTCTTCAACCATCATGATTTGGTTAGAGTTTAATAATATATCAATTGTTTCTTTTGACATATCCTCAACAAAATCTTTTATAGAAGAATTTATATCTCCTCTATTATCAGAAATGTATGTTTGTATATCATCATAAGTTTTTCCACCTTCAATCATTGATTCTATTTTATCAACAATTGTTTTTGGAAGAACATCTTTCATTATTCTAAGTTCTTGAGACCTAGCTCTTTGATAAATGTTTTGTGTTCTATCTGCTAATGCTAAATTAATTTCATCATTCAAATAGTTATTATATATACTGTATACTTTATTCCAATGTTTACCTTCAATAACATCTTCCATAGAAATGACATTACCTAAGTTCATCATCCACTCTGTTGAACTATCTCCAGGAATAAGCACATAGTAATTACCATTAATATTTTGGTTTATCTCTTGTACAAATCTTTGACCTTTAGATAATTTAGCTGTAGTCTTTGCTGCTCCATCAAGTAAATTTTTACTTCCCTGTATGTATCCAACTTTAATTTCAGCAATTCTAGTTCCTTCTTTATCAAAGAAAAGTCCTCCTGGTTTTAATATTTCACTTCCTCTAGAATATACATCATTTAATTGAGGCATTTTCTCTAGAAGTTCTGTTAATGTTTTAGATTCATTAAATGTATTCTCAAAATAAGAAGGAGCATTGTTTTCTGAGAAAGCACCAATACGTTGTCCTTCTACACCAAAATATGTAGAATCTTGATTAGGATTATTAACTCTAGTATACAATTCAGCTAATGTTCTCAATGGGCCATTGATAGCTAATCGCTTAGCATCAAATGTCATTAGGTCATTATTCTTCCCTAGTTGTGTATATATTTTAGATACAGCTTTATTAAATTCTTTTACCTCTGTAGTTGTATCTCCTTTTATAATAATATCTCTATTACTAAGAGCATTATAAGTTCCTTGATCAAATTCTATTCCTAGTGCATTTAAGAACTTAAGTTGATCTATAGATTTTTTAAAACTAAATTCTTTAATTGCTACAGTGTTTATTTTATATACTTTTTTATCATAGCTAATTAATCCACCTTCACCTTTACCAATAGTACGCATGTTATTAATCCATCCATCAGTAGTTTGTTTAACTGTTGTGAATAGATTTGCAGATCCTGTATATACATCTCCTTCTTCAGACGTGTATTGAATTAATGCTTCTGGCTTTTGTCTAGAGAATGTATTAAAGAATTGTATAAATAATTTCCAATCTGATTCTCCAAAATTATTAAAATCAAATTCATGTGTAACTGTATTACCTCCTAATGATACAAACAAAGAAAGATAGTTTGAGTCTTCTTTTGCAAGTTGTATAAACTTATTAGTAAACTCAACAGGATCATTTGTATTGTGAAGTCTATCTAGCAATGTAGAAAACACTCTATTAAAGTTTAATATTTTAAATCCTTCATTAGATAGACTATATGCAGCAGGTTTTAATGGTGTTAATTTTTCAACATTAGTTTGGTTTAATGCTTTTCTTTCTGACAACGTAGAAAGTAAAAACTTAAGAGCTCCTGTAGAATGTTTCTTCCAATCTACAGAAAAAGGTTCTGGAGCATAATCTCTTGAATTAGCATTCTCATCATTTATAGTTACCACTTCATCAGCGTTAAATGATATACCTCTTGTTCTTATTGAATTAATAGTTCTTTTTACAAGTTCATTATATCTCTTTTCTCCTAATGCAGCAACTTTACCTTTACTTATATAGTTCTCTTTAACTTTATCAAACACTTCATTCCCTGTTAATTGTTCAGGATTGAATAAAGCATCTTTATTCCCTTCTCTAAATATGATACGACTAACTTGAAATACCATATCATTGATATAGTTGTTAGTTTGTTCTTCTGTAAGTCCTTGTATTGCTCTATATTCTGGAGATAATGCTTTCGCTCTCTCAGATAATTTTGTTTCTTTAAACTTACCAGAATCAATTGCTTTAAACAACTCATTTTTCATTGATGGTTTACTTACAAATGATTTGAAGAAGTCCATAATTCTTTTAAACAAATTACGTACAGATTCACCTAACGATCTAGCAGGAAGTTTACCAAGTCTAAAATCAGCAAAGTCATCTGCTATTCTTTCTTTAGCTTGTTTATCTGTAGCATCAATGTATGCTATTTTCTTACCTGATTGTCTATCTATAAACTCTCCTTTTTTATTTCTGAATTCATTTAACAAATTATTCTTTTCAGTTTCTGTTAAGAAGTCTGCATATATAGCTTCAAAGATTTCATGATATTCTGTACCTCTTAGTCCACCTCTAACAAACTTAGCTACACCATTTTCAAATACACCCCATGCTGTTATGTTACCTCTTTTAATAATGTTTTCTAATATCTCAAAAGGAATAAAAGGAACATTCTTAGCATGCCATTCTTTAAATGCTTCTAATTCAGAATTTGTCATTCTATCAGACGAATCATCTTCTCCAACCATTCTAAACTCAGGAGCATCATCTTCTTTTATTATTTTAGAAGGATCATAAGGAGCATCTTCTGCAAGTTTTTCTTCTATTTGTGTATCATACTTAGTATTTAAAACACCATCTGTAAAATAACCAATATTTAAACTAGATGGCAATTGTGTTTTTGCAACATCTTGTATAAAGTTTTCATCTAAATAGTTTTCTAGTTTATCTTGTAAACTTTTTCCATTAGTATTTTCAAGAGTTAATCTATCAATTGCCCCTATAAACATATCTAAATATCCTCTATGAGGAGACTTACCTTCAGCTAAATCAAATAATATTTGTTTTAATTGTTCTTTAGTAACTATACCTGTAGTAGAACTTACTCCAGCAGGCATTAATAAATTATCATTAAAAATATTTACAGCATTTCCTTCTGAAGTTATATGTGTTATAAACAATAAATTATCAGGTAAACTATTTACTTTCTTTTCTATATCAGCTTTCTTAGCTTCTATATCTTGTTGAGCTACAACTTCTGGTGGAGCTATTGGTTGTACAACTTGTTCTTCTACAGCTGTAGGAGTAGCTTGTTGTTCTGCTAATGTTTTGTTTAATGATTGTGTTATTGCTGCTTTAAAATATAACTTAGCTTTCTCCTCGTTTGAATATGTTTTATCAAACTGCTCTATTTCTTCAGGAGACAGCTTTGCCTTTAATGAACTATCAATAGTTTTAATCTTTACTGGATCTGTAGAAAGATCAGAGATTGTTTGGTTACTTTTTACATCCACTGCAACTTCTCCTTCAGGAGATAGTGTTGCTGTAAATAATATATCTCCTGAGTTAATAGGAAACTTTTGAGGAGTAGATGTATTCACTTCATATTCTCCAATTTTATTTTTGTCTTGTGTAGGAGCTGGTTTAGCTTCTTTGACAGGAACTTTATCATATGGAAGAATATCTGTACCTGTTATATATGAATACTTTTGTTTGTATGAATTTGTATTATCTGTTGGTTTAGCTGTATGTGTAATCAAAGGAGTTTCTCCTACAGATCTTGCAGATCCATCAGGATTTTTACTAGCTAATAAAAATGATTGATAGTTAGGCCATACAACCTTTGTTAGGTTTCCATCTTTGTCAGCTACATATTCTGTAAACTCTTTAGATGTTCCTAAATCAGTTAGAGTTTTATTGTTTACACTAATAAATGCTTCTTGTAAAGCATCCATTAATTCTTGTTTTCTAGATTCAATTTGAGAAAAAGGAAAAGATTTATCTCCTATTTTAAAATTCATTGTTGCAGTGTCAATACTTATTTGACTAGGAGTAGTTGGGCTTCCTTTAAATTTAAAATATAAAACATTCTTTAAGAATGTAATATATCCATAATCAGGTTTACCTGCTTTAGCTGTGCTAGATTTAGCAATTAAATCTTTAGCCATTGCATTTATTACATGGAATACATTATTAGCTTGTTTGTTAGTTAACACTTTATTATTTGCAAAGTCTAACAAATCACCAAATCTAATTAATGTTGTTCCTTCAGGAAAAGATAATAGTTCTGCATTGTTTTCTACTTGTCCAGTAGTAACAACTTCAATCAATCCATTATGTTCAGCAATTATTTTATCTGCATTTGGTCCAAGTATATCAGACATGTGATTGTCTTCATATACACCATTAACTATATTTTGATTTGGTATACCTCTTGATATAGCAAATGGATAAGGTGTATATCCAGTTTGTCCAAACAGTTCTTGTCTGAATATTTTATATGCTTCTAATGCTATGTCAGCTTGTTCTTCTTGCCCTTTTCTAATTTTTGTATATCCTCCTTCTGTAAATAAACTAGCAGAAGTCATTGTTTGAAATACAACATTATCAAGTATAGTGTCTGAGTCTTCTCCTATTTTATTTAACTTCTCTCCTTTTTCATTAACAAAAAAGTTTCCTTCAGGTGTTTGTATAATAAACACTTGAGCCATGAATCCCTTTTCAACATTAGTTTCATCTTCTGTTAAAGGATCTGTGATGTTTTTATTATAAGATAATTGTATAAGCCCTTCAAGTCCTAATTCATTTACGTTACTAGGAGTGACAATGATTGCTTTTATTTTATTTCTATTCTTAAAGAATTTAAAATTATTTAAGAATGTTCTAGCTCTTTTTATATGAGGAAGATTGTTAGCTTCATTACCTGCTGTATCTTCAGAAGGAGATGTTGTAGCCAAGAAAACTATATCAACATCTTTAGCTTTACTATCTGTACCAATAAATTCACCTGGTGTAGGAGAAACAGATTGTACAGAACCTGCTGTAGGTGCTAATTTTTCTAATTCTTTATCAAGAGTTTCTTTATCCTTAGCAAGTTTCTCTTCTTCTGTTTGTATTTTTTCATATCCTTTAAGAAGAGAAGGGTTTATATTCTGAATATTACCAGCTAAGTCTTCCACTTTAATTGTACCATCCTCATTTAACCCAATAACTTTTACTGTAGTTAGTTCTGCAAAATCTACGTTAAGATCATCAGCAGCCTGTTTAGCTTCTATTTGTGTATCATAAAAAGTAATTTCACCTGTAGGAGATATCACTTTAAACTGCTCACCAGCTTTTCTAACTTTAGCAGTAGAGAAACCAGGAACTTGATATTCTCTACCAACTTCTGCTGTTTCTTTCTTACCAGTCTTATTTAAGAATCCAAACTTCTCATCATCTGGAGATGTTATTGTTTCAGCTTGTTCTTCTTTTTCTTTCTGAATTTCTTCCTCTTGTGCAAAGTATTTATCAAATCCTTTCTCTGTAGAAAGATCTTCAAAACTTGTAGCAGCTTGTTCTTTTCTAGCATTTAATTTATTTAAATCTTCAGCATATTCTATAAGACCTGTGCTTTGATCTATTCTTAAATTGTTAGGTTGAGAAAAATCTTGACCAGCTAATTCAAAATTAATTAATTCATTAAACAATTTTGCATCATCAATTTTATTAGAATTTAAAGCAATGCTTATTTTCTCAGATAGAGTTCTAAGTTTTTTAATCTCTTCACGTTTAGCTGTTCTTTCTGCAGGAGAAAGATTAGCAAGGGACTCACTTAATAAGTTTGCTTTTTGTTGATATGCATCACTTAATTCTTTTAATCCTTTTTCACTTGTTGTTAATGTTAAAAGATCATTTGTAAGAAGAGGGTTTATGTTTGATATAGCTGTTTGTATATCTGCAATTCTTTGATTAGAGTCTTGTTGAGTATATGAAAAATTTGCAAGGTCTGTTTTCCAGTTATTGAACATGTTATATTTTAATGACTCAACTTTTTCATCATCTGTCTTAGGATCTATGATTCTACTGTAAGGATTATTAAATGTTGAATTTAAAGATGTTGATATGTCATTAATGTTATTAGCTTTAGTTATCAACGCATCAACATACCCACTCACTGTAGATTGATTTGAACTATTGAAGTCCATACCAAATGTTTTTTCAAATTCTTCTTTAGGAAGATCTTTTAACATATTTAATTGTTCAATTGTAACGTCATGCATTCCTATAGGAATACGAGAGTTTACAAACCCAAAGAACATATCAGATTTTAAATTCTTAAACTTAAATATGTTTCCAGAATTAACAGCTTCATTCATCTGCTTTGCTATCTCAACACTTCTTGATGTATCTTCATACTTATCAGAAAGCACACCTGTCATTCCATATTGATTTAATATGTTAAGTGTACTATTAAGTCTTTGATTGTCTGCTTTTGATTTACCTGTAACTCTATCTACAACAGGTCCAGTGATAGCAGCTGTAATAGCACCAATCACCATACTTTCTATACCTTCAGAAGAACCAAATTGTTCAGCCATTCCTTTAGAAGTAGAAGCCATTGCTTCTTTTACAAAGTCCCAACTTTCTTTTCCTGATTTGTATTTTCTTGTGTAATAATCTTCTACACCTTTTTGTGTAGCAAACTGCCCACCTTCTTCATAAACACCTTCTGTGAATATATTAATTGCTTTTGGTTTTGCAAACTCCCAAGCTTTACCAGAAAATGTTTGTGGAAGTTTCTTTTCAAATGTGTCAAGAGTTCCTTCTTTAAGACCCACTTTACCTGCAGATCCAAAATCTTTTAATGCAGAAGATGTAATTCCTTTTTGTGCTCCTGTAAATGATTTAAATAAATTACCAAACTGAACAGAGTTAGATACAGTTAGAAGAGCCATGTTCATACCAAATCTAGTATTCATAGCATCTGTAGCATAATCTTCTATTTGTTGAATTACTTCTGGTGTAGGATCTTCACCAAAGTTATCTATTTTATATTGTTCTGTAAGTTGTTCCTTTATTGTTCTATAAGATTCTCTTGATTCAATAGCTGCTTCTGTTCTCGCAGATCCATATATAGACATTCCATATCTAAATCCATTATTTAATTTTGTGGCAGCAGCAAGTTGTCCAAGTCTTTCAATGTTCAATAATGTTTTTTCAGATTTACCAGCAGCTCTAGCAAGATCTAACACCTTATCAACTTTATTAGTACCTGCAAATAATTTATTTAAATATAAAGAAGCTCTTCCCAATTGAGCAGCAACTAATGGAACTGCACCAACTCCTTCTGTAACAGCACCAATTATAGCATCTTGAGCAATAGCACCTCCAATTGCTCCCACCATAAATCCTGAATTCTTTAGAATTTTATCTCCCCAGAAGTTTGCTGACCCATATGTAAAAGGAATAGCTGTAGCAAGTCCTCTTGACTTTTCATATTCTGTTACATAGTTAGGAAAGTAATCTTCTACATTCTTAATCCAATCATCAATAGATGCTTCATATCCATCAGGATTTGAAAGGTCTTTTAAACTAAGATTTTTTGCAGCAGATATTGTATTAGGAATTGTAGCAAATGATTGACCAAATGTTCCTAATGCAAATGCTCCCATTTTAATAAGACCATTTCCTAATTGTGAAAGTCCTGATTGTTGTAAGCCATATACATTTTCAAGATTAATACCTCTTTCATATAATGGATAACGTTGATTAGCAAGAAGTTCACTTTTAGAAACCATACCAAAAGGAGAGTTAGGAGTTCTAATAGTTGATCCTTTAAAAAATCTAGCTTCTTCTGGACTTATTCCTCTAAAAGAATCATTGTATTGTCCAGGCATAGCTAGTCCTATTTGAGAATCTATCTCTCTATCAGCACCTAATCCAGAACCTATATTTACATCTTCTTGATCATAGTTTCTATTTGAAACATTATCTATAAGATCATTATCAAAAATTGGCATATTTTTATTTTATTTATTTAAACAATTTAATAACTGTATCTGGTCCTATGGTAGATAATAATTCTTGAGCCTGCATGCTATTAATATATCCTCCACTATTTATAACTTTATCATCCCAATCTTTTCCTGTAGCTTTGTAATAAATTCTAACTTGAAATAAATCAGTTAAAGGATTTCCTGTATTATTTTTACTACCTTCAATATCAGCTCTAACTTTTGGAGCTATTCTTGAATTGTTTATTCCAGGCAATAAAGGATTATATCCAGATATTTGTGCAGTGGAAGCATCTTTTGTATTGTTTGTATTTGTTGTTTTTGTTGGAGAACTTTGTATAAATTTAGTGAGGGTTGTCATAGGATTTAAATATGAATATTCAGGAACCCATTGATTAAATTCATCTGCAGATAATTTTATTTTTACATTATCAGCTCCTCCTGTTAACAATAATGTTGCTCCTCCATCAGGATTTTTTACATATGTATATCCTTTACTTTTACTTTCATTAAATGCATTTAACTTATCAATATTAAAGTCATCTGGTTTTTCAGAATCTAATGAACCAAGCTCATTATATTGTGTAGTTTTTAATCCTATGATTTGTTCAATAGTACTTATATCATTTTTATTCTCTGAATTTATTTGAATTTTCATTCCTTGTACTGTAGGACTAAGATCGTATAAAGTTTTAGATTCAGCCTCTTTTTGTTTTTTTACTAATTTATTAACATCTCTAGAAGTGTTTTTATTTATTATATTAATTTGATTAGCAATCACTTGTTCATCTGGAGACAATGATTTTTTATTATAACTTTTATATAGAGCTAATGCGATAGGATATTTTTTCTTTCCTTCATATTTTTTTAATATATCATCTGTCATCATATATCTTGAGTCATATCCATCAGCTGTTTTAACATTATATTGCTTAATGTATTTACCAGCTTCATCTTGAAAATCATATAATTCTTTTGCTGTGTAAACTGTACTTCCAATTCTTACACCATTTTGTTTATTGATAACTTTTTCTGCATCAGCAGCAAAACCTGATCCTGCTTTTTTAGCAGCATCTATTCTTCTACTTGTAAAATTTTTAGAATTACTTAATGCTTGAATTTCTTTTAATAGTTCTCTTTTATTATTATCATCTATTTCATTAGGATTTTGTAAATACTCTTCATATACCTCATTAGCTGTTTTCATTGCTTCTGCTACTTGTCTTGGATCTTTAGCATTAAAATTAGGATTTAATAATCTTGCTAATTTTTGCTTTGCTGTACCTAAACCTTGATTGATCTGTGCAAGAGTTAAATCTTCATCTTCTACACTAAACTTAGTAAAATCTGTTTCAAGAGGTGCATCAGTTACAATAGGTTGTAACTTTTTAGCTTCTTTTCTTTTTGCTATTGCCTCTTCTTCTTTTAATGCAAGCTCTCTTAAATCTATTGCATAGTCTGCTGCCTTCTCTCTTTCTCTTTGTCTTTCTTTGGCCACATCAAATTCAAATTGCTTAACACTCATTATTGCTTTGAATCCTGGGTTATCATTATATTTTACAGACTTTGTTTCATTATCAAGATCTTTGGCAAGATTAGTTAAATACTTTTGTGTATATATTTTAGTTTTATATCCTATCTCTTCTCCCTCTGTATCAATTTTTTCAAGATCTTGTTGCATCTCCTTGTCAAAACCTCCTTCATAAACAAGAGCTCTAGCTTCTTCTATTTGTTTTTTAAGACTTGTTTTTTGTTCTGTAGTTAGTTGTTTAGTTTCTAACATTACTGTAGCATCTACTATAGCATCTGAATATATTTTTTTCTTTTCATCATAGCTTGTTATGATTTCATTTTGATAATATGTATAATCTTTATCTCTATATTTATACTGTGCTGTAATTCCTAATTGTCTTATATCAGTTTCATCAAGACTATCGTAAAAGTTATTTAATATTTTTTCTGCCCCTATACCTTTAAATTTAGTAGTGAGCATTACTTGATCATATTGTCTTTTTCCTCCTTTAGAAGCATCTAAAGATTGCGTACCATCAGGATTAAAATAAATATCTTTACCTGTTTTTGCATCTCTAATCCATGGATCATCTACTTCATAATCTGCTTCTTTTAATTTAGAATGCAAGTCTCTAAGCTTCTTATCTACATCTTTATATTCAATATATTGACCATTAAAAGATTCTCCTACTTCTGAACTATTTATATATTCAGATGCTTGCAGATTAAAAACATATTCATTTTCTGGAGAAGATTTACCATCTTGTATTGCCTTTTCTTTTCGTTGTTGTTCTTTTCTCAATTTAGCTGTAGAAGCTACAGCATTTTGAATATTGTTATCTTTTATAAGAGAGTTTGTCATTCCATTTACAGAGTTAACCATCTGTGCATTAGAAAAATCTGCCATTGCAAATATTCTTGTATCATTACCAAGTTGATTTATCTTTGATTGTAGATATGCTCTATCTGAGTCTTTAACTATGTCAAGTCCTGCAATGTTATCAATATTTGTTTGTATCTTTTGTACACCCTCATCATATTGTTTTTGTTTTTCCATACCAACTTTAACCATTGCCTCAACAGGAAGTTGAGATACATATGGATTAAAATTGGTAAGCAATTGAGGATTATCTGTCCATGATGCCATAATCTTTTTATTTTATTGCATGCTTATCACATGCCATTAGCAAATTTAATAGAAAAAATTAGAACTACCAATACTTGTAATAAATACTGGTAATTCTTTATAATTAAAATAGTTATAAATTTTTGTATGCGCTTACAATAGAACCATTTTTAGCTTTCACTTTACCACCATTCTTTTTATCACCAATACCAGGAGTTTTACCTGCAGCATCTAATGTTTCGTCAGTAACTGTTGTAGTTTCTTCAATAGGCTCAAAGCGTAAAAAGTTTCCTTGTTCGTCATACACCTTACGCATGTTAGCAGTTCTGCTACCTTTATCATACATGTTAGGAAGGTTAGCTTGCCAAGGAGCATTCATGTTTATAGCTTTTCCTGATGGAGAATATCTATAATTGTATAAGTTTTCATATATACCAAGTTCTCTATTCTGAAGTTTATGTTTAGCATATTTATCAGTGATAGAATTTAATGCAGCTTGTGCAACAGCTTTTGTATTACTCTTAGCTTGTTCCTGTCTTGTATACTGTCTATCAAATATATCTAAGTTCTTAAGCTTAGCCTCATTAAGAATGTCTCTGTTATTATCATATACGCGAGAACGTTCAGCTTGATTCATTCTAAATTGATCTCCAAGAACTTTCTCATTAGCAGCATATTTCTGAGCAGCAAATTGTGCAAGAGCAAATGGATTATTTGCATATAGTCTTTTTATAGAATCAAAATCTGCTTGGTTAGCATTTAATTGATCTTGTAAAGAAATATCATATGGTGTGCCAAGATCAGGTTGGTAACCTTGTGCTTGTACAGGTTCTAATCGATTATTTACAATTGAACTAATTTCTGGATAAATTTGAGATTGATCAAATGCTTCTTGATTTGAAGGTCTAATAAAAGGAAGTACTTGTCCTACAGCATCTATCCAAGGATTTCTTTTTTTAGCATTTTCATCATACACTTTATCTTCTTCGTATATATCTGCCACTTTATCTGTAGCTACAGATGGATCTTTTTGTTTAGCAGCTTTTATTCTTGCAGTGACAGTTTGCTCTCCAAGATCACCATCTACAAATACCTTTGCAGTTGATCCAGTTTTTGCAGCTTCTTCATTAAATCTTCTTTGGAAATATTTTACATCATCTTTTTTCTTAGGATCAAAGTTAGTAAAGTCAAACCAAGAGGAATTATCTTTTTTAAATTGTTCATATTGTTCTGGTGTCACTTTGCCCCATGTTCCTGATGTAGTTTGTTTTTGTCCTTTAGGAATTTCTGCCATTGCTTCACCCACTTTTGTTTCTTTTTCAGGTATATCTTCTGATTTAGTTCTTAAGTGATATTTACCATCAGCTTCTAATTTATATCCTTTTGCAATAGCTTCTTTGACTGTCATTTTATCACCTTTGATTTTGTCACCATCTTTAGCTTTTTTGATTGTCTTACCATATTCAGCATATTCTTGCATAGCCTCTTCATTAACTTTCACTTTACCTCTTGCAAGATCATCAGCAACTAAACCATTTTCTTCTGCTGTTTCATTAATAGCATTTTGTAAATGAGCTGCATTTATTTTCTTGTCAGCTATATCTTTAAGTTTCATATTAGCTCCTTGTATATTAGCTTGTAAAGAAGTTAATTTTAATTTATCAAATGAATTTTGTACATTCAATGCATTAAGTTTATTTGTAGAATCTTCTATCCCTTTACTTATTTTATCTTCATCTTTAGAAATTTCAGCTATATAGTTTTTAAACTTTTTACCTTTAGCTTTTGGATCTCCTAAAAGATCTATATATTGATTAGGAATTTTTAAATTACCATACACTGTTAAATTCTTTTCACCATTAGCATCTTGTAATTCTGCAGCTGGTTCTCCTCTTTCAACTTCTACATCAGCATCAGCTTCTTGAGTTCCATATTCAGCATAGTCTGTATAGCTATCATGTCCACCCTTACCATATTTAACACCTATACCTGTATTACCATTACCATCAGATTCATCATGTGATTTTCCTCTGAACATAATAGTTTCTCCTGATCCTGGCATATATGGATTATGTGAAATAGTTTCAGCATGTCCACCCCAGGTAGTTTTAACTTCACCACCCATAGCATATTGTTCCATACCTCTATTACTAATAGGTTGATATTCTCCTCTTATGTGACCTCCTGCTCTTAATGATTCCATTCCATCATGTGCATAGTCATAAAAGTCTTGTTGGTCAAGACCACCAAATGAAGCTATAACTTGTGGTTGCCAATCATTACTAACCCATCCACCATCTTCCATTACACTAGCATTTCCAGCTTGTATTCCTTGAGCCATATTATTCATTGCTGCACCCTCTGTATTTTTCTTTGCTTTTGCTTGGAATTTTTTTATTTTTCCAGCATCACCAAATGCTTGATCTAATGCTCCACCAATAGTACCTAAAATAGGTGCAGCAATAGCTCCAACTACAGGTCCTACACCAGGAATTACATTTGCTATGTTTCCAATAGCACTACCCATTTGATATCCTGCACTATTGTTAAACCCTTGACCAACTGCACTATTTAACATATCTGTACCTCCTGCTCCCATAAAACTTGAGAAACCACCTTGTGCTCTTGGAATGCCTCCTCCATGATAATATTGTTTTACATTAGAATCATTTAATGGTTCATATCCAAGATCATCATATAGATAACCAGGGGCGTATGTATTTTGTATTTCTCCACCATCTTCATACATAACAAAGTTAGGAGTGAATGGTTGCTTTAACATTCTAGGTGAAGCTGCAGGTAATTGTTTTGCAGGAGCAGCTTTAAGTCTTTTAGCACCTTCTCCTAAATAGCCTGCTCTACGCACACTTGCAGGTGGAAGACCTTTATTGAATGGTATATATTTAGTATATTTAAGTTTTCCTAATGCTGGCAATGCATCAGCAGCTTCTATTGCTGCTTTTTTATATTCTCCTTGGGTTACATAATCTTTAGCATTAACTAAAGCATTTCCCCAATAAAAAGGATTGGCAACTCCTAGCACTTGATCATAAGCATTTTTATCATTTTTAGAAAATCCTCTAGCAGGCAATTCTCCATATTTAGCTAAACTAGCAAGTGTCTGTCCTGGATTAGCCAAACGTTCGCCAACTCTATCAATCATAGTTCCTTCATCAGGCATTCTTATCTCACCTTGATCTTTTGTATATTTAGGTTTACCTTTAAAATATTCATCAAGAGTTAGAGGTTTTTTAATAGGAGCAAGTTTTCCTGTTGGTGTATCTCTATGTTGTACAGGTGTACGTGTTTGAGAACTTTTCTTAGGAGCTTCTGTTCTTAGATTTTCTTTTTTAAATCTAGGATCATTTAATTCAGCTAATAGTTTATTATTATCTTTTGCAGATCCTGATGTATATCCAAGTCTTTTAGCTTCACTCCAAGGAAGTCCTGTTTTCTGAACCCAGTTATCTCTAGCAGATTTAGAATCAAATGTTGCAGTTGATGTCCCTTGATCTCTATTATACATTTCCATAAATGCAGCTGCTTGCTCTCCAGACATTTGATTAGGATCTGGTTGTTCTTCAGTTATAGCTTGCATGTCTCTAACATTTACACTTTCTGGTTTTGGTATAGCTTGGTATCCAGCATCATCAAGTTGTTTCTTAAATCCATAGTATGTATCCTTATCCATTCCTTCTTCATACCAATCTGTAGGAGCACCATCTATTTGAGGAGTTTCAACTGTACCATCTTGTGCTTTTCTAACTGCTCCACCATTTCTAGTTAATATATTAGTTCCTACACCACGTGCACGAGCTAATTGTCCTGGTTGTATTACATTATCTTTAGGTTGAACATATTTTCTTTCTGTTTGTTCAGGTCTCATTCTAGAAAGATCTAATGCAAGCCCACTAAGAAGCATTGCTTGTTCAGCTGAACCCTTCATCTTTTTCTGTTCTGCAAAAGCATCAATTGCACCAGCAATTGGTCCAACTAAAGGAAGTGCTTTTAAAGCTCCTCCCACTCCATTGCCACTTTCACTACCTTGTGGAGGTGTATATCCAATACCACTTGGAAGACTTTGAGGAATACCTCTCATACCTGAAGTAGTTTGATTAGCATTATTCATGAACTGTTGTCCATAATTAGGAGTGGCAAATGCATTTGGAGATTGAAAAGAATTCTGTCCTGTCTGCTGAGCATTAGGAGAATATAATGGAGGAAAAGATTGTGCAGAAAAATTTTGAGTTGGGCCCATTTGTGGTTGGATATTTTCTAAATAATCTGGAATACCATTACCATTAACATCTGTTCCAACTTGAGCTTTAGGAATACGCTTACCATATTTAGCTCCACCAATACCTCCACCTATAGCTCCAAAACCACCACTTGACATAATTCCTTCTCCAACAGAGCCTCCTCCTTCACCACCTCCACCAAACATGCTCATCATACTAGACATGTCAAAACCTCCACCACCACCAGATGATTTAGATGCTGCAGCAATTGCTGCTTGCTTTGCTGCCATCTCTAGTCTTTCTCGTTCTGTACTACCAGTAAGTTGTTTATCAAGATCATCATATATATCTTGATAATTAATTGGTTTAGCAGGTTTCATAGTATCACCACCTATATAAGCACCTAGTTGAGCTTTCTTAATAGATGTCTTTGCTTCAGGATGAGCTTTGAAGAAAGCTGCTTCTGTTGGATATTTTTTATAAAACTCTTTATCAGTTTTACACTTAGCGATTTTTAAAAATTGTGCTTTCATATTATTCGTATTTGCTCAACCATCCACCTGGTTGTGGTTTATTATAATTTGTAAAGTTAAGTAGATTGTCTAAATTCACCAAACCTTTTTGTTCTTGTCTTAATCCATTTTTAGCCATAGGAAACTCTGTAACCTTCTTTCCTTTAAACTTATAGTTCTTTCCTGGCTTCATTAGTTTTGTATCTCCTGTGTCTGATATACCAAGAACATTATAAGGTACTCCTTCCATGGTTATATCATTAGAATTGATTTCTGTTATCTCTCCTGGATGATCCCATTGTCCTCTATCATCTTTAATGATTCCTCCTTCTTTATATGCATCTAACCATCCACCATCTTTCATTCCTTTTGGTTTCCAATCAAGACCATTTTGGTAATATCTCATCTCTCCTCCATTCTGAAATTCTTCTCCTGTATTTTCATAATACTCAGCTTCTCCTTCAAAAGAATAAGGAATCTTATATTGTCTTGGATCAACTATTTTATTATATATTATATCTCCTGCAGCATTTCTAAAAAACTGTGATTCAGGTAATCTCTCTGCTATTTTATTAATCATCATATCTGACTCTATAGCTTTTCTATTATAAAAGTTATTCCAAACTTCAGGAGTAGTCATCATCTGTGGACGCTTTTGCATTCTTGCCCATTGCTCATTATCTGTATTATGCGCTATATCAAAATTATCTCTACCTTCTTTATGTTGCTTAGCATGATAATTTTCATGTGCAATCATTTTATCTTTATCGTCTGATGCAGCATAATCATATCCAAGATTCATTATATTAGTTCTTGGATCATAGTAACTTCTATCTATATCATATCTATGTTTTTCAATAGCTGTAATAGGGGAACCATGCATGTCTACACCATTCTGTGCACTAGCCATTGTTTTCTTTGCATATGGACCATTAGAAGGAATACCTTTCGTACGTGCATATGTAAATCCTACAGCTCCTGGAATAGAACCACCTGCTTTAAAACTATTTAAATCTCCAAATATATTTGTCATTGGAGCAACATCTTTATAATTTTTTGCAAAATAGTTTGCTTCTTCAGGAGAATTAAATCTAATTGCTTCTCTACTTCTAGAATCAGGATCTACCAATGTTAGTTCTTCTTCACCAAGATCTTGTAATTCTGGTACAGCGTAGTTATCTACAGATGACATATAATGTGTTCCTGTTCCTTCAGGAGTCATTCCTGTTTTAGGCATAGCTTGTGACATTCTTTTAATAGCAGGATGACCAAAAGCGTTACCCATTCCTATTTTAGATTTCATCATACCTGACATTCCAGTAGCATATTCTTTTGATTTTTTTAATACATCAAATAACTTATCTGCATAAAGCTCTTGCTCTTTAGTATAGTCTTGTGCACTATCATCCCCTGTCATTACTCTAGCAGCAATAGTCTCTTTTATATCTTGTAAGTCTTCAGAATAAGGTTTACCATTTTGAACAGTGTTAAAAAACTCTTGTTGTTTTGGAGTTAGTTCAAAGTCAGGTCTTGGATATCCATTACGCATTGCAAGTCTTGCAGTTTCATTTGTTCTGACAAGATCTTTCATCTCTTTACTTATTGGAGACCAAGGATTAATAATAACACGATTATCTCCAGCAGCCATTCCAGCTACATCAGGTCTTTCTTTAAATACTTTTTCTTCTAAAGGATATAGTTTTGTTCTTTCAGAATATGAATATATTGGATCAATATATTCTTGTTGAAGAATACTTGGTTTTTTAAACATTGTTTTTCCTTCTTGTGCTTGAGGAACATAATTAACTGGATATACATTACCACCCATTTGAAACTGTCCTCCCCATGCAGGAGAATAGTTACGTCCTACGTTACTATATCCAGTTCCTTTGAAACCTTCAGGAGCAGAAATTTTATAATCATTATAGTTCTCTTGGTGTTCTTGCATTGTTCCACCATCAGCATAGCTATCTAACCAACCACCATTCTTCATGTTGTTGCTATTGTCTCTACCACACTCATGACATATATACATATCCTTAGCACTAGAATCAGATTTGTTCCATGACCATCCACATGTGCATTTTACTTTTCCTTTCATTTTACTTGTATGACATTTGTGCAGGAGCGATTATAAATTGACTCACTAAATGCGTTTCTGAACTGTTATCTAATATATGTCTCACCTTTAATTCTTTTGCTCTTAGCGTGGCTTTCTTAAAGCTTCTAGTGCCATAGTCCATATTAGCTTCATTAATCACTTTATCTATTGACATAGACTCACATGTTGTATTGAACATTGGAACATAAGGACTTTTGTTTAAAGCCCAGAATGTATTATACTGATAGAAGTTATCACTCTTTGTATATGTGATTGTTTTACTGTTAGTATTGAATATTGGATATTGACCATATGCTCTTAGATTATTCATTGGTTTAGCTACTAGTTCTAATAGTCCTGAACTCTGTTGCCCATTATATAGAATAGCTTTGTTAAACCATTTGTTATCAACTTCTATTCGTGTGTTATCATTAAATACACCATCTGGTATAGCAAGATATTCATACGCTTTAGTGTAGTCTTTTACGTTCTGCAAGATTTCATCTTGGTATTGATAAGCAAAAGGGTATTCTATTATATATGGTTGTGTAATTCCATAGTAAGAATTATACAATTGAATATTTGTTAAGTGTCTCCATAGACATGCTGTTCTTGATTGCACATATGCTGAACTAGCATATTCAAATGGGGTATAAGATTCTAAAAAAAAGAATTTTTTAACAGGACATTTTCCTGTAGATTCTAGTATTATACTTGTAACATTATCATCAACAATATATGTAACACCAACTATTAATTGTTTTTTAGAAACATCTGTAGCAAGAACATCCCCAAACTCTGTGGAGATGTTAAAAGGTCCTGCATTAGGTCCTGTTTTGGTTATCTTTATTACAATAGTTTTTGACATAATTATACTGTTGTTGTTGATGTTGTAGTAATGGCAATAGTGGTTGTTGTTGTAGTTGTTACTACACTATCAATTAACGATCCTCCTACACATGTTGCCACTTGTGTAGCAGAAATAAATGCATTTGATGTTAGTGTTGTCACTTCAACTAATGAATTAGGAGATGATTTTTCTATTGTATATAACACATCTAAACTTGTAGTTATATATATTATACATGCACATTCATATATTGATGTTGGAACTATTGATCCTATATTTAAATCTAATTCAATTATTCCTGAAGGATACTCATATTGTGTTAAATAATAATCAGATGTTATTGTATCTTGATTAATAACAATTAATTTTTCTGTAGTTGTATATAACATATTACTAAGTGCAATTCTATCTGCTTGTAGACTAAATTGAACTGTAGAAATAAATGCAGGAGGAGTTACATTGCAATCAAGAACCAGCTCTACAACATCTTGTGGTGAAGAATAATCACCTATTGTAATTAGTGTTGTATCGTTTAATGCAACTATTCCTGAAGAAGTTGTAAATGCTCCTGGGAATGGTATAGCTGTATTAAATGTTGCACTGAATGGACTTAATGTAATATCCCACATTAAGAACTCTGTAGTTACACTCCATAAGTAATTAGCTGTCATAGCTATTCCATATGTAGAACTGAAATTAGGAATATTTAATAAAGCCATATCTGTTGTAATAGTATCACTATAATAAACCCCATCAATAGTTGAAAATAATATTCCACAACATTCTTGAATATTTGGAATAACAGTTGTATCAGGTGTAGTGCTTCCACAATCACAATAGTCTTTAGAAGTTAATGTTCCACCTTCTACATAATATACAAATCCATTATACAATCCTTCTTGTGTTATATACCAACCATCAGGTACGTATGTACAATCATTATTATTATAATCATAATACAAAACGCTTCCTATTTCTAAAGTTGAGTAACCAACATTAAATCCTTCAGGAATTGCAGTAGATGAAGATGTTAATATACCAAATGCACCACATGCAGCTTCAAAACTTATAGTTGAATCAACAATAGGATCTGGCTCTATTTGATATCCTGATAAAAATGTTATTCGTGATAAGTCTGATGGTCTTACACACACTGTTGTTGTTGTTGATGGTGGAACTGTTATAACTGCATCTCCTTCTAATTCACATAATGTTTCAACAATAACACCTTCTAAATCACAATCTTTTTTTAGTCTTGGAGCCATTGTTGTAGATATAGATGTAGTTGAACTAGTGGTAGTAGTAGTTGGAGGTATTTTATTAAGCGTACCAACAATTGCTGTAAAGTCTCCTGCAATATCTGTACAACATCCATTAACTCCAGAATAGAAGAAATTGTTTTCTCCTATGTACCAATTAGGAATATAACTATGAAAAGAAATCCAAGATTTTGTATTGAAGTTAAATGATATTGTCCAAGACTTATTACAAAAATAATCAGAATCTGTTAAATAAACTTCTGATCTAATGACACTGTTGCCATCTATAATTGTTTCTAAATAGAATTGTTTTGTTATAGCATCATATTTAATATCTTTATCAATAGGAATATAATCTAATTTAGTAAGAATAATTCTTTCAAACTTACTGTCATACACTCCATGAAGTCCAATTCCATTAAAATGATTATCTGTTGAAACATTAGGAAAATATCTAAGTATTTCAAATGCTAAATGGTCTGTAAAGAATCTATTCATTCCAGAACCAAATCCAGATAGATCTACAGCTTGTGTACCTTCAATAAGAAATATTTGTCCACGTTTAGCATCAACAGTGATCTGTCCTTGTGGTATCTTTAATAACATTTTATTTTGACTTCCTACATATCCAAGATCTGTTTCAGCAAAATCAACTGGAGGAGCACTAAACATATTAGGGTTACCAACATAAGCAGCTTGTGGATTACTTGTATTGATAGTTAATAAGTTATTATACATTAATGTTTTGTTTTCAAACCTAGCCAATATAGCTCTGTTTTGAATTCCATCTAAAGCTGTAAGAGATCCATAATTTTGAGGAAAATCAAATAATGACGTTGCTCTATATATTAACCAATTATTAACTCTTACATCAGCATTTTGATTTTGTGTATCAGAATAGATTGCTCTAAATGGGAAATATGTAAAACATAATTGATCAGTCCAATCTGATGGTAAATGACTAAAGAAGTTTTCTTTATTTTGTTTAGAAAATGTTACATTATATGTATATGTATTATCATTAGCTATAGATACATAAGTTTCTTGTACCCAATCATCAGGAATACCTGTTGTTACGTGTGGCCAGAAATCTCCTTCTTTATTATTAAATGCTTGTCTAAGGTCTGTGTTATAAGAACTTTCACAATAGAAGTTAGGTACACCATATGCAAATAAATAAAAATATCCATCATAAAATGTTCTATATGATCCATATGCTCCTGTTGTAGTTGCTGGAGCTATTTTTGATGGATCATTAGGGCAATCAAACTCATGTGCTTTATAACTAATAAAGTTAGTTAAGTCGCCAATATTTTTTAATATGGATCTAGCAGAATGCCAGTATTTTGGATATGCAACATTACCAATCTCATCATAGAACACATCTGAATCATCAGGAGCATTAACTCTATTATCAAAAAAGAATGGAATTTTTGTTTTAAATGCAAATCTAGATATAAATGTATCTCCACCAAAAATTGTAGAAGAATTGTTATCTGTAATATTTTTTTGAAATCCTGTATCAACTGTATCATATGAATATATTTGTCCCCATTGATTGACAAAATCATTTTTCATTGAAGCATAATATGAAACTACAGTTAGTTGTTTTTCTTTTGCTGGAGTTGCGCAATGATTAATGCTAGAAATTGTAAATCTAGATTTATCTGTAACTATAGGTACACCACCACCATCAAGCATTTCTGGACTATTGCTAGGAAAAGGTATAGCTGTAACAGGAATACCATTTCTATCTTCTATTGTTTTAATAAATACAGAAGATTCACGTTGGAAGTTATTCATAACTATTCCATTAGGATCTCCTACAGATTGTACACCAGGAATTAAGTATTGTGTATAATCTATTTCTCTTTGTTTAATTCCAAGATTATTATTTATAGATGCCCAATAATCATAATTAGCTATTGAGTTAAACGAATAAGCATAGTTCTTTCTTGTTATACCATTTATATATATTTGTAGGTATGTTTGATATGCTGTAAATAAAGCAGTGGCATTATATGATCCAAGATTTGCAATTTTATCTGAACTAGCATATGCATCTCTCTGAGCTTCTTCTGAAAGTAATTTATATTTAGCATTATTTTTAACTTGTACAAAATGACCTTTTCCTGCACCATATATTACATTCTCAAGTTTTAATATAGTTCCTAGAAAAGGTTGACCAAATGATGTTTCAGGAGAGTTAAATACATATCTATAATTTGTATCTTGAGATAGAGATAATGCTGGTAAAGGAACTTGTTCTTTAGTTTTTAAAGAAGATCTTCTTCCTATTCTAGGATGTTTTATTGTACCACCATTAAGATCTATAACATTGATTGGTTGAGTTGTGTATCCTACTTGAGCAGCGTCTAAAGTAGAAGCATCGCATTTACAAAATCCATCCCAAAAACTATTATTACAATCTGTTCTAGCTATTCCACCAACATCAACCCTAGCCCATTCTTCATCGCATCCAAAAAAACATCCAGGAAAAATTCCACAACCTTCTAAATAAGGATCGTTATCTACTAAAGCAAGATTATTATCTGTAAATGGATCTGCCCAAGAAAATCTATATCCTCTACAACCTCCACAAGCATTAGAATACCAAACATCATAATTACCTGGACCAATAAGAGCTTTTCCTTGTAATGTTATAGGACGTGTAATTGCACATATTTCTATTGTTTGTCCAGCAACTATATCGTCTCTTGTTGTAAGCTTTCCAGTATTACAATCTGTATATTGAATTATAATTTTACCATTTTCAAGTGCTTCTCCAATGATCAACCATGGTTCTGCTGTTTGCAACCATGCATTATTATTTTGATTTAAGAAAGGGTCTACATCAAGATCATTATATGGGTAGTTTGGAAAATAGAATTCTTGCTCTTCTCTTTTATAAGAGTTAACATTTCTAAGAATACCTTTGGCAATAATTGATTTATTTGTTCCTCTATTTCCTCTAACTATTTTAAATCCAATAATATCATCTTTTTGACTTTTTGTAAGAGAAGATGTTATAATTAAATTTCTTACTTGATCTATATCAATTTTAACTCCTATAGGAAATACAGCGTCATTTTGCATAACCATTGATGATGCTCCACCAAAAATTACTGATTCAAATATAGGACTTACAAGAACATCTGGAAACTTATGATGTCTAATAGGTTGATCTGCAAGATCTCCCCAAAGATCTATATTACAAGGATAAACATCTTCTGATTCCCAATAAGCAAATTCACCATATTGATATGGAGTGGCATTTCCAATTGGATCTCCTAAAGCAGTTCCTGTTACAGAAGCTGTATTATATATCTTCCAATAAGGAGCAGAAGTTCCATTTCCTATAAAATCAGAATTTGTATTAGGTACATCTGGATATGCTTCATTAACATTTTTTAATCTTCCAGGAATATGAAAACCATCTGTTTGTTTTCCATTTCTTAATAAGAATACAATCTCAAATGCATACACCTCATCACGTAGATAACCACGCAAGTTTGTAGCATTTAATTCATCAGCATAGTTTTCTGTAGCAGGTATTTTATATGTTTGCCACTGTAAAGTAATTTGAGTAGCAATAGATTGATAGTTTATTCTATCTATAGATGTAAGTCCATTCCATACAAGAACGTCTTGTACAGCTGTTAGATCATTTGCTAATTCGTAATAAGGAAACTTTTCAAATATATCTTGTATCGTAAGTCTTATTTGTGTTTGATTCTGTCCTGTGTATGTAATATTTTTTATTGATTGATCAATAAAATATGTCCCAACTAATTCTACAGATGGAATGTCATTTATTGTTTTTATAACTGCTAAATTAAAATATTGAAAAAGTCCTGTTTCATCAAGATTATCAATACTTATAACAATAGATTTTCCTACTTGATAATTAAAATTTGGAGTGGTTGTACGTATGTCAGCAATAGGGCATGGATTTGTAACAGAATAATATGATGTATATGGATTACCAGATGCATCAGAATATTGTATTGCAAATTGATATGTACCAGAAGTTAAATCACCACCATTTCTAATATCAACTATTGATAATTCTGGAATATTAAAATTAGGTTGTAACTTTAATTGATTACAATCTAAATTACCTATATCAGGAGTAGGATCACAAAGATTTGAAGTAACTTTTAATTTCCAAGGAATGTTTTCAATATCTAAATATCTTCTAGGATTAAATCCATCTGTCCAATATATCTCTGTTGTACAATTTGTAATCTTATGTACAACTTTATGTATTGGATAGTTTATATTAAAATTTAAACAACTAGCGTTAACTAATGTTTGATACTGACAATCATTATTTTCCATAAATCCAATTTCAGATTCTTCTGTAATTGGATTTGTGATAAAGAATATATGTTTATTTTTTTCTTGAATAAAATGTGCTCCTATTAAAACAAACTCATTTGGAAAAGTTATACATGCTTCATTCCCTGGTTCATTTTGATAATTAACTGATGAAGAATCAAAGTTTTCAACAGATGCATTTAATGCATACGTCAATTGCCCTTTAGATACTTGATTAACAGTGTTATCTAAATTTAAACCTGTTGAAGCAACATTATATTCTAATTTAATGTTTCCTTGTGGTGTACTATCTTGAGATGTATTATCTGTCATGATTAATTATTTCTTCTTCTTCCATAACGATTTGTTCTATTAGGAAGTTCGTACATATTGAATCTATTAAGATCTTGTGTTATTCTTCTTTGCTTGGTATAGACATCTTGTTTCTTAACCTCTATACTTGCCATTATAAATGCTTCATCATACAACTGTTTGTAATATACAAGCTTTTGTTGTAACTGATTAAACGTTTCATCATTAGTTTGATTACTAAGCATTTCAAATACTTTGAATTTGATAAATGCTTCTACGTATTCTCTAATACGATAGTTATCAGGAATCAACTGACTACCCACCTCATCATATTCTGTAGCATAGAACACTAATTGTATTGTTGCATTTCTAAAATTAGTTACAATTTTATTATCTCTAATGTCAAATGAATCAAAACTAGATGATCCTGGAGTATTTGTACCAACATGAATGTGTTGCCCATATAAATCTAAATCATTTGAATAATCTACAGAACAATTACTTCTTGCAGATATATTACCTGGCTTAAGAAGATATGATTGTCTATATGACCTTGTCATTTGTTGATTAGTTTTGTATACAGCTTGTATAAGTTCTGGCATACATTCAGGACACCCTGTAGTGCATGCAACATTAGTACAAGGAACTCCACCTGATGTTACAGGAACAATTTGTATTGTAGTGGATGATGCTGCTTGTGTATATAATGAATTAGCTGATTGATATGGAAATTGAGGAATCTCAACTAACATCCAAGCTTCTCTTACAGCATAAAAGTTGTCAGGAAGTCTAGCTTGAAAGTCTTCTATATATAAAACTTCTTCAGAAATAACATATGTTGTTCTTCCAAGTTTTTGTAAGCACTTGTCAAGATAGGTTGGAAATAAAAGATCATCCACTGCACCTGTATCAAAATAGCTTTTAAGCTCTTCTTTAACAGTGGCATATACTGGTTCAGGACTAACAAAATTATATTTATAGTAGTAACTCATCGTTTTTATTATTTAATGTTCCATTCTCTGTATAAGTCTTTATACTTATCATCAGCTTTTATATAGTGAGACAATAGTCTTGATGTTATTCTTGATGGTTTAAAATACCAAAGATCAGAATGTCTAAACCTAGTTATTTTTTTAAACCATTGCCAACCAAAGAAAAATCCTTCTGTGTGGTAATTGAAATTATATATAACCTTTCCTTTCTGTTTAGTTTTTTGCCAATCAATAGGAAGATTAATAAACTCTCTACCATTAACATCATTTATTCTTTTTCTTTTCTTTTTGATTATAGAGAACTCTCCTAGTCCAAATGGAAGCTTTACCTTCTCTCCTGTTTCTAATATGTATTGTTTATATTCTTCATTGAATGAATATATGATATTCCTCCATTCATTGAATGTCAAAATAATATTTGGATTCTTTGAGCAAAAATCTATATAATTATCCTTGCTTGCGCTCCTCCATTCAACTTTTACTCTTGCCATTTATTAACTAGTTGCTTTTGAATTAGGGGCTTGTCCATCTACACCATCTGCTGTAATATCAGTTTTAATATTGAAATATGTAGATAGAAGCTTTTGAGAAGTTAATTGTAACACTTGTTGTTCTAGATATCCAGGAAGAGGGAACTTTTTATCTAATGGATTTATACATATTTCTTCTAATGTAAATTGCTTTCCACAATCACAATCTTCAGGATAGAGAATATCATTTGTCACATCTTCTTCAAAGAAAGCAACAAATCTAACTGCTTGTAATAATGGATTGTTTACATATAGATATCCATTGGTAATCCAAAAGTATGCTTCATTTTTAATAATAGGAAGCTTTAGAAGATTTATATATCTATTAACAGATATTTCTTTTAGCTTCTTTCCTTGCCCTCCTAATGCATTAATAGAATACACTCCTTGTATTACATATTGGTAATTACCTTCTGATATACGTGGAATCTTTTCTTTGCTTCTAGCTATTGTACATTCGTCTACATAATCACAACATTCAGAAAGAGGAACTTCACACATTTCTAAACAAGGAATAGTAGTGAACAATGTATCTGTTGCCCAAAGTTTTCTAAGGTTTGTTTCTCTCTTAATTAATAATAAAGAATTATTTCTTATTTCACTAAGTATTGCTCTGTCTGTAATCAAAGAATCAGTAGATAGCAACTTGTGTGTGCTTCTAACATCTGATACTAATTTTCTACCTGTTGACATATTTTGTATTATATACGAGATTCAAATTCTGCAATGCGTCCTTTAACAGGATGATACACTGTAGCTATTCCAGCTCTTATGTTATTAATATAATTATTATCTAAGTGCCATCTATCTGTTCCAGAAAGACTAGGCATTTGTTGTATTCTAACCCCTTTGACTTCTTTAGCCATATAATGATGTTTATCTCCTGTATGTACCTCTCTGTATTTAGAACATCCAAAAGCTTCACTATTATTACCTGTTGCAAATAACAAAGGAAGATCTTCTATCTTACAGTTACCATGATGATAACCAATAAATGTATTTCCTAATATAACAACCTTTGTTGTTGAATGTTCTCTTTGAAATGTAACATTAGAAACACTTGAGAAAAATACATCCAAAGCGTGTGCCAAATAAAATGATTTAGTTCTATCATGATTACCTTGTACAAGGATCACTTCAACGTTATCTGAATATGCTTTTAATATTGATATAGCTGTAACTAATAAATCAAACCCTTCTTCATATTCATTATCATATCCTGTAAGAACATCTTGAGGAGTACCATTTGTAGTTTGATTTTGGTAATTATCTGTGTGAAAGAAATCATTTGATATTGGAAATATAATAGTTTTTATATCAAAAGAAGCTTTAGCTTTACTTAATAAATCTACTAATACATATAAAAATTGTTCTTTCTTTGTTTGAATACTTTCACCTTCTAATGTTTTTTTAGCTAAATGAAAATCAGCTATTGATATTTCTAAATCAATAGTTTCTGTATTAATAGTAGACTTTACTACATTTAATTTAATTTCTTTTGGTTTGTAGTTTTCTAAAAACTTAGCAAAGTCTTCAGGTGAGTAATCTTTTGCTTCTTTCTTCTTGGAGAACACTGAGGAAGTGAACTTTCCACTTGGTAACATCTTAGACCAGTAGTTGGTTATGGTGTATTTATCTAGATTTATCTTGTGTAGCTTAGCTAGTTCAAGATCATCTTTAGGATCAAAGTCTGATACGATTGTACTTTCTATTGTACCCTTTTCAACATTTACCTTTCGCTCTTCTATATAACTCTTTCCTTCTACATTTTGATAATTGTCCTTCTCTCTAAGCTCCTTCAAAAGCTCAGTAACTTCAAATTCACTTATTCCAAGTCTTTGAGCATAGAATTTCTTACTCTTTTTTTGTGTTAGTAATTCTTCTAATTGACCTAATAAGCTTTGATAATCAGACATATGTATTCATATTAGTTAAAAAATATTGTAAAGATAAAAAAATTGTTTTTATAGTTAACAATCTTTTTAGTTATAGATCTAATTCTTTATAACTAAAATAGTTATAAATAAAAACTTCCAGAGTTGCCCCTGGAAGAAAACCTTGTTAAACCAACAAAAACAAGGTTAATTATATTATAATACTGGACCAGTGGTTGTGGTGGTTGTAGTACCTGGATCAACAGTAGTTGTACTTGTACTTGTACTAGTTGAACAAGGAGCTGTAGAAAACACAAATCCTGTTGGATTAGATAAAACAGTTGGATAATAACCAATACCAATTTCATTAATAGCATAAGCTCTCCAATAGTAAGTAGTACCAGGAGTTAAACCTGTAACATCAACAGTTGAAATACCTGTAACAACTGGTCCTTCAAATATAGAATCAGCAAAACTTGGATTTCCAGTTGTGTTATAACATATTCCTCGTTGAGTTAAAGTACCCCCACCATCTGTAAAACTAGAAGTAACTGTTAGACTTGTACAAGTATCTGGACCTGGAAAACCTATTGAAGATCCCAAAGGTAAAGTGGGACTAGGAGTTGTAGTTGTAGTTGTAGTTGGTTCTTGTACAGGAATATCAACATAATTTGTACAGAATGGATTGTTTGATCTCACTCTAATAGTTGTTGTGAAATCAGGAACAAAAGATGATGGATATCCTGCAAGTAATGACGCTTTAGGTACAGCTGACTCAAAAGCTGATAGATATCCATCAAGGTTTGAATAAAGGTCAAAAGGGCCTGAATCAGTTCCTGCTATAGTTAAGGTTATTAATACTGTCATAATACGTTGGTTTTAAGTTAAACGACTGTCGTAGTGGTAGTTGTTGTTGCTGGTGTTCCACAAGGTATATTATTTGTTCCTAATTCATGAGTACCTAATGATGGTCCAGGATTCCAAATAGGAGTTGTACCTGGATAAACACATATACTTCCTGAATTATTTGTTATATCTATTACAGGAATAACTGTAAATACATTATCACAATTTGTATATTCTAAACCTGAATCATTAAGTCCTATAGCTTCCCAATTCCATATTTTACATGTTAGTAAAGTAGTTGTAGTGGTTGTAGTTGGACAAGGATGTGCAGCTACACAGTCATTACAATCAGTGTAAATAGTAGAATCTCCTAATGTTATTGTTGGAGATGCTACAGAAGTGTTTACTGCTCTATAGCAATTTCCATCTGTGGCATATACAGTATCACCTAGAACAGTATCATAAGGTAGTTCTATAAATTCACGTCCTGATGTATCACAACAACCAGGAGAATCTACTTCCCATACAATAGGATCACAAGATATAGAAGAAATTACTGCCACTTTAGATCCTAATACTAATGAACTATCAACTATACATCCTGTACTAGTAGTACCAGGGTATGGAATTGTTGCTCCAACTGGAAGACCTGTATTACAATCTATACCTGACCAATCACATTCTCCAAGACCTGAACCAGGACCTGTAGTTTCTAGTTCATATACTGAACAACTAGGTTTAATAGTTGTGGTTGTTGTTGTAGAACTAGAACTTGTTGTTGTTGTACTTGTACTAGTACTTGTTGAAGTAGAAGTGCTAGTACTAGTAGATGTACTAGTTGATGTAGACGTACTTGTAGAAGTGCTTGTTGAACTAGAACTTGTAGTTGTGGTAGTTGGTGGTATTGTGGTTGTTGTTGTAATGGTTGGAGCCAAAGTGGTGGTTGTAGTGGTTGATGCAACACAACAATCAAATGTATTACTGAAACTTGCACTTCCTGTTGCAATAACACCATATGTATTATCAACACATATCTCTTCAACAATATCAGTTACTTGTATTGTAACAACTTGAGTTGCTCCACAAGGAACATATGTTACAGCACCAGGATTAAACATCGACCCTGCTATAAAATATGTAGTACAAACACAAGGAATTGCAGTGGTAGATGTAGTAGTGGTTGATGATGCGTTAATACAATCCCACACTGTTTGACAATCAACTGTATTATTTACAATTGATGTAAACTGATTATATAGATTTGTATTATTTAAAATATTATTAATAATATTTTGAACCATTTCTGGACTACAAATAAATCCATCTATTGTTGATATTGCTTCTGTAACAGTGTCACAATTTGTTACACCAGTGCATGATAAATTAGGTCCTTGGTATACAACATCATTTGATGAAGTTCCACATCCACATGGATTATTTCCACATCCACAAGGGGTTATATTATTTGAACAACTCATTTTATTTTTTATTTATTTTATTATTAAATTGCAGCATAAAACTTCACATCCACTAAATAAGGAGATTCTCCTACTAGTATTGTAATTGGTGGTGTTGTTATTGATGCTCCTCCTGTTTGTGTCTCATAAAATACTGTTCCAGAAAAATTGGTTATAGTAAGTTCTACTGTAGTGTTTTCAACTGGTGCTGTAGGAATAGCTTCAACAACTAATATATCCCCAACATTACAAGGTGTTATTGTACCTGAACCATCAGTAGTTTGTGCTAAAACACCACTACTATTTAGTTCTATTGATAAAAGTCCTTCTGATGGTGAAGTTTTTTGATACTCCCAATTTAAAATAGAAGGAGCTGGAGTAGTAGTTGTGGTTGTAGTTGGACATGATCCTAAAGGTCCATCTGTAAGTAAGCTGTTACTATCACTTACTATACTTGATTGACATATAGGAACACCACCATCACCATATACTAACGATACAGTAAATGGAATGTTTGAAACACAATCTATATATTCCACAACGTGTGATGGATCTCCAAAGTCTACAGGAGGATTTATCTGATATGTTTGACAAGTATATGGTGGTTGTGTACAACATTCACTAGTTATTGTTAATGTTGAATCGTCAACAGTTCCACCTTCAATTTTTGTTATATCATATATTTCGTTTGAACCTATGCAAACACTAAATGTGCCTGCAGTTAGTTGTCGTCTAATTTTAAGAGCACCACTACATTGAGTGTATTGAAGATTAACTCCTCCTTCTGCTGCATCAGTTGGACCTACTACAAAATCCCAAGTATAACATGGACATTCAGTAGTGGTGGTTGTTGTTGTAGAAGAACTAGTTGATGTAGTTGTGCTAGTAGATGTACTGGTACTTGTGCTTGTACTTGTACTTGTTGAACTACTACTAGTTGTTGTGGTTGTTGAACAATCAATAGAATTTGTAAAAGCAGTGATGCCAGTTAATACTAATGATGTATTTATAATACAAGGTGTTGTAAAGGTATTTCCAATAAAAGGTAACACTCCTGACGTAACACCTCCAGAACATAACTGTGCTGTCCAACTAGCATTATCAATTGTTGCTGTTAATTCATATACATAACATGCTTGAGCAACAGTTGTTGATGTAGACGTAGTTGACGTGCTACTAGTAGATGTGCTACTAGTAGTTGTAGTTGTAATTAAATTTATTGGTGTATCAACAGAATTTGTACATATACCTACAGAAGTCACTCTAATTATAGTTGTACCATCAGGAACAACATTAGATGTATATCCAGCTTGTAATACAACAGCTGATATATTTGTTGCAAATGGAATTGTATAACCATTTGCATCTGAATAGAGATCAAATGGTCCAGCAGAACCTCCTACTGGTATAACTAATGTTATTAATGCTATCATGTTTTTATTTATTTTTTATTTATTTTTTACTATGGACATGTAGAACATATACCAATTAAACCACCAACATCACCATCTGGAGCAACTTCACTTGATGTACATTTTGTACTACCTGTAATTGTTATTTTATAAAAATTATCTACTCCAGCTCCTATAAATGGAATAGTACCAGTAGAATCAAGATAAACAGTACTGCTACTAGTTATTATTTCGTTACCTGCTGTTCCACCAATATTTGATACCCAACAAGGAGTATCTAATGTTGCAGCACAACCATTTATAGGTTCTGGTGTTTCAGATATAAAAGAAGGGAAAAATGATAGACAACAATCCACACCAGTTGTTATGTCCCAAGTAGCACATGGTAAACCACTACCACCACAGCCTTCATCACCACCAGTTATTGTAATAGTACCTTCTTGAGCACAAATTTTTTGAAAGAGTGGGAATCCTAAATCGTTTCCTACAGCAGTATTTACTAGATCCCCTGAACAATTACGATATGAGAAATATGTAACTCCAATAGTAGGGAATTCTGGGTCTGGTGGACCAATATAATTCACCTCGTAACATTCACAAACTATTAGTCCACAACAATCTGACTCAGATGGAAGGGTTAGTCCAGGATCTCCTGCACCTTTTATTACACTACCTGTTTTAGCACAAATATCTACTGGAGTATCAGTAAACACTATAATAGATGCAGGTTCATTTGTGAAACAATCTATATAGTCAAATTCTGTATTGCCTATAGAAACCCCAAGAGGTATAGAAGTTAGATTATAACAAGTGCACGCTGATGTAGTAGTAGTTGTAGTGGTACTGCTACTAGTTGATGTAGATGTACTGGTGCTAGTGCTAGTAGAAGTACTTGTGCTGGTTGAAGTAGATGTACTAGTTGAAGTGCTGGTGCTAGTTGAACTACTTGTTGTAGTGGTAGTAATTAAATTTATATTTAAATCAATAAAGTTTGTACACAATCCAGTAGACATCACTCTAATTATTGTAGCGTCATTAGGTACAGTTGAACTGTATCCAGCTTGCAATGCAGCAGCAGACACATTCGTTGCAAATGGAACTGTGTACCCATCTGAATCTGAATAAAGATTAAATGGCCCAGGATCATTTCCAGGAGGAATAACTAATGTTGTTACTATTATCATGTTTTTATTTATTTTTATTTATTAACTTTAATGACTACTCAGGTTCAATACACTCAAAATCATTAATTACTATTTTAACTTCAACTGTATCAGCAACAATAAGTGGATCAAATTGATGTGCTCCAGTTCCAACAATAGTTACCTGCTGTATAAAAGAACCACCTATATAAAGTTTCATACAATTAGGAGCTATATTTGAAGTAACGTTAACAGTAATAGCGTTAACCAAAGCTTCGTGAGTTCCTGTTGTTATTGTAGTTGGAGGAGTAGGTGGAATACTTATAAAAGCAAATAGTGCTGTGACAGAATTTACTGTAAGATTAACTGAATCATTTTGAACAATTAGTGGACCAAATGTATTACTAGTGGTTGTTGTGGTTGTTGATGAGATAGGTGGAGGTGATGTACAACAGTCACTTGTTATTGTTACTGTTGAATCTTCTAGTGGAGCAGAATCATCTCTAGTTAATGTAGGTGTACTACCTGATTGTACACATCTTGTAAAAGGACGACCACCTATAATCTCTTCATTAGTAGGATCACCATTACAGTTTATATAAGCAAGATTAAGTCCTGCTGCAACATCTGGTGCAGTTGCATCAATATCCCAAGTATAACATGGGCATGTAGTGGTAGTAGTAGATGTAGAAGTACTGGTACTGGTACTGGTACTGGTGCTAGTTGAAGAACTACTAGTTGTAGATGTAGTAGTAGAATCTGGAACTTGATTAACACTTCCTGTAAAATTACATGTAGGTAATTCAGTAGCACTTGCTGTAAATGTACATAAAAGAATTTGATTAGCACTTGCTGTAAATGTACAATCAATAGGTGGAGGACCACATGCAATTATTGTACTACAATCAATTGCTCCATTAACTAATGTAATGAAATTAGGAAATAAGTTTGGATTGTTTTGTATTAAATCTAATAGATATTGTGTGAACTCTACGCTACATAAAAAATAATCTAATTGTTGAAACGCTTCTGTTACTGTCATTTCTGTAGTAACATTAGAACACACTCCATTTGGACCATTATATATTAAATCATTAGTGGTAAGACCACTATGATCACATGATGTTCCTGGGTTAGTAGGAGTTTCTGGACAATTGCATTTTTTTGGTAAGAATGGCCACATAAGTAATTAAGGTATATACATTATATAATAACAACCTCTTGATGGTTGATAATTGTTATGAGAACCTCCTCCTCCAAAATCACGTGCAGTTGCTGTAACTCCTACTGTTATTCCTGTTTGTTGAGTACTTGTTGTTTTAGTAGTTGGAGAAGATTTTCTACCACTATTATTATTACCACTACAACAATTTGCACCCTCATATGTATGACTGTGACCAGGATCATTGAAGTCAACTACAGTATCAATAATATGTGAATGTGAAGGAATTTGTCCAACACCTAATGTTACTGTATTTTCTCCAACAGTTGTTGCTATACCATAATTAGGATTACCTATTACAGCTGGATCTACAGCAGGATCAAATATCCCTCCACCCATTCCTGTAGTTACCCCTACTAATGTTCTTCCTCTTAAATCTGGTGTACCATTTAATCCATTACATAAATATATTTTAGCCCAATATCCTATACCTTGCCCTAGTAAACTAAGACTGTCAGTTGCAGTTGGATAACCAGACAATGGTCCATAATAAGGAACTGCTGTATAAGGAATCATTCTACCTTGAGCAAGTAACGTAGTGCTTTCTGTGTTTATATATGTTTCAATATAATCATTGATTCCAGGATTTCCTGGAGAAGAATTAATAGGAACATATGTATTAGGAAGACTTACTATTAATGCAGAGAATGCACTATTTAAAGAACAAAGATTATTAATTACAGCTTGCACAATATCATGTGTATCTGAAGAAGCTGTAACTCCTGTTAAACAACCTATTATATAATTTGCATTAAGTGTGTTTAATGTAGTAGTATTTCCAGTAACTTGTGTTTGCACATCACATGTTGCTTCTATTATTGCTGTAAGTACTTCATTCAATGTAAATCCTACACACGTAGTACAAGGAGGAAGATAACTTTTTACAATGTCACATATAATGTTAGGATCTATAATAGGTTTTATTCCTGTACCATTTATTGCTGGAACAAGAAAGTTTGTAATTGCATTTTCAACAGATAATAAATTATCACCAGTTGAAATGCCAAGAGCAGGAACATCTATTCCTGTATATTTTACGCACTGATCTGAGATAGTTTCAGCACATCCATTAAAGCAATTTGTACAAGACATGTTATATTATTTTTATTTTATTTATACTGTTGTTGTTGTTGTAGTTGTTGGAACATAATCACAAATATCAATTGCTGTAATTACTCCACCTACTGTTGTAACAATACTTATTTGATTAATACCTTTAAAGTATGTTATTGGACTAATAATATTTGGTTGAAACCAGTAAAACCCATTTGCAACTCTAACACAATTAGTTCCATTATTATCATTATATATTACTTCCCCAATAGCTAGTGTGCTATATTGCATATCTATATAACTTGCTCCTGAACCTGTTGTCATAGGTACTGATCTAAAATAACTAAATGTATCACAAGCATATGCAACAGACACATTAGAAAAATTTCTAGATGGATCTCCTGGGTTATTAACAGCTTGTATTAAATTACCATTAGTTAAACCTACTGGTCTATTTACACACGCTGTTGTAGTAGTTGTAGTAGTGCTACTACTGGTTGATGTAGTAGTTGACGTACTACTAGAACTAGTGGTAGTAGTTGTAGGTCCTTCAGTAGTAGTTGTACTAGTTGTTGAGCTAGTACTAGTAGATGTACTAGAACTAGTTGACGTACTTGTGCTAGTGCTACTTGAACTAGTAGTGGTTGTAGTTGGTACTATAGTGGTACTAGTACTGGTTGTAGTACTGGTAGAACTAGAAGTAGTGGTAGTTGTAAGAGGTGGGATGGTACTTGTAGATGTTGTTGTAATTATAGTTCCTGCACCAGAAGTACGACAACTACAATCTTTTATACATCCAGATGTAAATCTTCTCACTTTACTAGCAATCATATTGACAGTGAAATGTCCTGCATAATTTGGATTACACACCTTGTACTGTAGAATACGTTTATAGTTCAATAAATCAGAAAGTAGTTCATGGTTGAAAGATTTGTTTAGCATAAATACAACATTGTTGTATAAGCTAACACTCATCTCTGCAACCTTGCAATCTATACTTTCAATTAATGAACATATATCTTCGCATTGTGCACAATTAGTTAATCTAGGTGTTAACATAATCTAAAAAATTTTAATGCTTTATTTGCAGCAGCACGACAAGCTGCGCATAAGCCATCTCTTAATTGACATCCACATCCAACATTAGCACCACAGTTTCCACAATTTGCCATTTTATTTTTAATTAAAGTTGTTTATATAATTATTACCAGAACATCCACAATTATTTCTTATGAAAGCTGTTAATGCTCTATCTGCTTGATTGTATAGTTTGTTTGCATTTACTATTGCACAGTTATTAGCTGCTGCAATTGCTCCTTGAATAAAAAAATATATAGATGTTAGTTCCACTTTAGATTGTGTTCTAATTGCACTATCGCACTCCATCATATCAAGTGTCATAAATGCTTGATCAAATCTTTCTTGAATTTGATCTGTACGCATTATAGACTTTTCTACAAAGTTTACAAATGCAGGTGCAATGGAATATCTTAAGTGATATACACCATCAGGAAGAGGTTGACTAGTCCCTGCTGATGAAATTCCTAAATTTGCTGATGTAAAGATATTAAAATTATCAACATCAAAAGGAATAACTGCAACATTAAATCCAGGAGGAGTTATTTCTATTGTTGGAGATGTTACATTAGGGGGAGTAGTTGGATATGTAGAAGCATCAATAACTCCAAGAGTTAATGTGTTATACGTAGGAACTACTAAAATATCTAAGTTTAATGATGGCATATTATTTTATTTTAATAAAAAAGGGAAGGGAGTTTATCTCCTTCCCTTTATTAGTTAATATTATTTTACTAACTATGCTGGTGCAGTAGTAGTAGAAGTTGTAGTGATACAATCTCCAGATGAAGCATCAGTAAAATATTCTGATCCAAGAGCAGCAGCTAAGATATTATTTACAGTTGTAGATTCAGTTGAACCAGTAACAGCAGCTATAATCACTGTAGAGTCTTCTGTGATGTAATCACCCCAGTTGTAAGCACCTTTACCATACTCATTAAATTTAACATAGTAAGTATCATAAGTAGCACCAGGAGTAACCCAGCTTTCAAAGTTACCATTGTAACCAGCTATTCTGTATAAGTGTTTCAAGTAACCTGCTTGGTAGCTATAGAAGTTTTTCTCTAATTGAGCAATTTCTGTAGACAATCCTCTAGCAAAGTTAGATTCTTGAGTTACAACAGCTTCAGCAACAATGTTACAATTATCAGCAACGATAAAGTCAGCTGTAGTTGCAGGACCACTGTATACAAAAGTTCTAAACCAAAGTCTATCAAATTCGAATGGGAACGCAGCAACGTCACATGGTTGTCCATATGCAGTTAATGGTTTTCCTTCAATTTTCAAAGTTGTTCCAGCTACATTTGTAAATGTATAGAATTGAGTTAAGTGAATGTTGTCAGGATTGTTACCAGGAGCTTGTGCTTCTAATTTATCAATGAATTGATTGATTAAAGCATTTACATCAACAGTATCACATGGGTTACCATCACAATCACAACAAGGTGCTTGTACAGTTACTGAACGTGTGAATCCATTGAAATACAATGTGTTAAGATAAGAAGAAAATCCTCTTAATGTCAATGTCACAGTGTCACCACAATGAACATTCCATGAATCAATTTCAGTAATTTGATTTACTGGAGTTGGACATCCTACTACTTTGTAAGCTTCAATTACATTTGATTTACAAGATTGTCCACCTGGGCAACCTGCAATCTTGTCAGAACGTTTTGTTCCTTGAAGATAAGTGTTAATTCTACCTTGAGCTACATAGAAATAAGGAAAGTTGTCAACGCTTCCAGCATTTACAGCTACGTAATTTGGATTAAAAAATCCTACCTCACCACTTGTTCCATCAAGGGCTTGTGTCAATGTACCAGGACTAGCGATTGGAACGCCACTGGGAACCACGAATAACGTAGTTAATGAAAAATCTGCCATTTTATTTATTTATTAAAGTTAAAAATTTACTCGTTTGTTTGAATCCTATATGCTGCATTTTGAACAGCAGATTGATTCTCTGTATACATTGCTAGATTTTGTACTGTTAAGTCTAACAATTCATCTTCTAGATATGTTTCTAATTCGCAATCTTGATCAAAGGATGGTTGCCCATCAAACATTATATAACCTGTTTTATTTATATATACAGGATATCTCATATATGATATATTTATATTCTTAGGAAGAAATGTTCCATCTGTAAATATAGTTATTTCATCTGAAGCAAGTGAGTTGAATGTCTCTTGATATTCAAAGCTTGGTTTGTAATGAGTGTTATTTAATATGAACTGTAGGTCACCATGCTTTGCAAGATCTCTATTAATCCAAATCTTTCTATTCTTACATCTTCCTTTATCAGCTAAAACATATGAATCTATATAGAACATATATTTTGGGTTAAGATCATGAACGTTTGCTTTCCACTGATTTAATTCTGCATTTTTTAATGTTAATGGAAGTTGTCCATCATTATATGCAATCACAAGACTTTGTAAATCTTCGTAACGTTTTTTAAATGAATCAAGACCCATTTGGCTAACAGTACTAAAGTTATCAATCTTTTGCTTTATCAATTTAATCTGAGCTTCATTAAGAGCCAAGATCTTATCTTCAAGCTGAATCTGTTGATGTTCATTAGTAGATAGCTTATTTAGTCTTTGATCAATCTTATATAATAAACTATCTACTTGAATCATTTTTTATGTTTTTTAGATACTATGTTATACAGCAGCTATTTTTTTTGTTTTTAATTTTTGTTCAAGAACAATTAAATCTTCTTGATTATCATCATCTGCAAGGAATTTAACTAATGCTTCCTCATCTGAAGCAATTTCATAATCTCCTTCATAAACCTTACCAGTTGGTTTGATTCTATATACAGAATGATTAATTGCTTGTTTAACTAAATCTTTAATATGTAACAAGTTTTCTTTCATGTCAGCAAATCTGTTAAATACTTCAACAGGATTTAAACCTTGGAATGTTCCAGATTTGAATTCTGATTGTTTTAACATGTTATCTACTTGGTTATATACAATCTCTTCTTTTGAATCTTCTGATACTGGAAGACCTAATAGTCTTGCCACTTTACGTTTTTTCTCAGGAGTCATAGAATCAAACTTAACAATTGCTTTGTTAATCAATTGTTTTTTCTTAAATACTATTCCACTTTCGATATCTTCATCTACAATGTAGAATTGTATATCTGCAGCATATTCACCTCTTTCCCAAGCTTGATAAGAACTTGCAATAGTTGGATGAACCCTTAACCATGAAAATGCTAATTCCTGAAAAGGAACGCTAAGATCAAAATAGTTATCTCCATCTAATAATTTTACAGATTGTACGTGTGTAACATCATCTGTAGAAAGTGATAATCCATAGTTCCAAAATTTAGATCTTGGTGATAAATCAATATCTCCTAATGCAGATTCTAATTTCTCACGAAGTTTTGTAACTCTTTCTATCTCCATTTCTCTTTCTGTTGGATCTGAAATTCTCTTAATATAAGAAGCATTTGGATCTAACCCTGTTCTGTACTGACCATCTAATTCCTTATAAGGATATTTGAAAACTCCTGTACCAGGAATTCTTGTCATATTGTTTCTTGAAAGCTCACTTTGCATTGTCTGCAATTGTGTATTATTTGAATAGTCTTTCTTGATTGTAGAAATTTTGCCTAACTTGCCCATAATGTAGTTTAATTAATAATTGGTTTATAATTTGAAGAGTGGTCCTATCGAAAGGAATGCAATATAAACATGTAGTCTATATTCATCACTCTTTTGAAAAGGTTCCCCTCTGGGAGGGTGAGGGGAATTCTTTTCCTGTTGTCGCCTGGATAGGCTGATGTTTATTAGAATTGTGGGATTTCTTCAATCAACACAGTTCTCGAAAGATCTTCAATGAATACGTCACATCTGTCTTTCATCCAGATTTCGTATCCTGGGAATTTGTTAGCTGAACTCATACCTTGAGACTTAGCAAAACCTAAGTGGTGACGAGTACCATCAATGTATCCCCAAGTCATAGAAGGTGCACCTTTCATACGTACCTCTCTAATGTTGTTTACCATTGAACCATCAGACATTGGAGAAACGTCAAACACCATGAATACTGGAGTAGATTTTTTGTTTTGTCCAAACTCTAAGTTAGATTGTGGTAAATCTAATTCTTTTAAGTGAATTAATTCAACACGACCAGTCTCACGTGTAACCATTGCATCAAATGCAAAGTTGTAAGTGATGTGCTGTCCTTCACCTTGCATATATCTGTTTCCAGAATCTGCCATAAATGTAAGACCTGAATTTAATGCATCATTTTTCAAAGCTTGTTGGAATACATCGAATCCAGCTTCGTTAGTGTACATTTTAACTCTTCTGTCTTTAACATCTACTCTTCTGTAGAAAAGATCACCAAATACTGAACGAATTAAGTTAGCAGAGAATTCTCCTCTGTTATATTGTACTAAGTTACCATTGTTACGCATTCTGTGGTAAACACCTGCAGATGTACGTTTCAATTCTTGTTTACCACCACCAGTTTTAACTGTACCTGGTTTAGCCCAAATCATACGTTTAACTTTTAATTCTAACATAGATTTACGCATCCAGAACTCAATGAATGGTTCCCATTTAACATCATTACGAGTTAAAGGTAATTGGTTACGTCTTTGTGGAGCATATACTAAGATATCAAGAGCTTTACCTGAAGCATCTTTCATCATTTTGTCATCAGCCCATTCTGTGATTTTGTGCTCATATCCATATGCAGAACCTAATGATTCGAACATAGTGATTTGCTCACCCAATCTTGGTAACCCTAATAGGTCTTGGTCAAATTCACCAATAGCAGCATCAACTAATTCTAGTTCAGTACCAACTTGTAAAAATTGGCTACTTACGAAATCTACAATTGGATTATCTGTAACTAGATTGAATGTATATAAGAATCCAGCATTCCAAGGAGTTGGATCTTTGATTACATAAAATCTTGGACCATACTGACGAGAACCTACAGAGATGATAGCATTTTTAGAGAACTCATTAGTATCTAATACTAATTGGAATTCTTGACCATCAATACCTGGCTTACCTGTACCTTCAATAATGTCTGTTAAACTTTGAGGGATGTCGATAATTTTAGGAAACTTGTAAGGTACAGCAATTTGCCATTTCCATGCATCGCTATTATTGTCGATGTAGAATGGTGTACTCTTGTTAATCATATCCAAGAAATCATTGCTATACAATGAACTTTGGGTATATAAGCTGATGATTTTTTTATCATAGTCAGCTGGCTCTGTGGAGTGAAAAGACTCCAAGTGATTTGAGTCAGTAAGTTTTCCTACTGCACGTTTGTCCATAGACGCTACTCTTGCATAAGTAAAACCAGTTAACCCAGGAATTGTTTGAATTGACATTTTATTATTCTTTTAGTTATTAATTATTTATTTGTTTATTGAAACCACGAATTTTTATTTGCTGGAGCAGATGTTGACGATTTAGCTTTTGTAACTTGTCTTGCAACTTCTCCAAATAATTGATCTGTCTTTTTAGACACACCAGTTTTTTGTATAGTAGATAATGTTGGATCTTTTTCTAAGATTTTAAGAATTAATCCCACTTTAACTTTCATGGCATGATTCTCTGGTCTTTTTAAATCTAATATAGTTCTATCAAAATCTGAAAGTGTTTCTCCAGATGGTGTTTTCCATTTATCTACTAATAGGAAATCTTGTAATTCATTTACTAATTTTGGATTTAATGGAATACCATCAAATTCTTTAGCTTTTAATCTATCTTCAAGTATACCTTGAACATTGTTTATATATTGATTTCTAATAGCTTGTTTTTGTTGTAACTCTCTTTCAGCTTGTGCTTCTAATTGATTCAACTTCTGAGCTTCTTTTTTAACCAACACTTTATGATGTTTTCCAGCTACGCTTTCAAGATCACCATAATTTTGAAGTCTTTCAACTTCTGTATCTATATCTTCAGGATCAAATCCTTGATCAGCTAAAGCTTGTTTCATTATTTTAATCTGATTAGACTCTTGTGATAAGTCCATTTCAGCAAAACCAACTACATTATTATATGTACTAAAATACTCTTTAGGATCAGCTCCTTTTACAAATATGGCATCAAATGCATTTTGATAATCTTCTCCAAATTGTCCAATGAAATTTTGAACTATTTCTGAAGCACCTTTTTTCTTTTCTGCTTCAAATTTTTGAAGGAATTGTTCAGGTGTAGTTATAGGTTCATCATCTTCATCTTCATTAAAAACTCCAAGCTTAAACAAATCATTTGCTAAAGCTGTAAATTGTGTATCATTTGATGAATCGTCATCATCACTATCTTCGTTAGTCTCTGCCTTTGGTGCTGCTTTAGTTGAAACAGTTTTAGTTTCTTCTTCTTCATCATCATCATCGTTATCACCTAAAAAGTTAGCAATAGATGCTTGATTTTTTTCATTATCATCAGCATCATCTTCAAGAGGTGTTATTGTTTTACCTTTTGGTTTTTCTGGTGCAGCAGGTGCAGCAGGTGGATTAGCTTCTTTAATGATTGCAGTGACATCTTCAGGATTACTAGAAGCAGTCTCTGGTTCAAACAAATCGTTTAACAATTCTTGGTTACCCATACCCATTTCCATTGTATCTTGGATAGAAAAATTACCCATAGATATATTATCTGTTGTATCAGCCATAATGTAGTTGTATTTAAAAATTGGTTTATATTCTATGTAAAACTAAAACAGTTATATTAATAATCAAACATTAATTCAATAATTATGTTGATTTTTTTCCATAATATAGCATTAATATTTTTAACCCTTATAATTAGTTATTATTTTGACTTATTTCTGCCTTTAGCATTTTCTTTTGCCACAGCTAAGTCATTCTGCATATTTTCTCTAGCAACTTGTAGCTTCTCTTTCTCTATAGACATTTTATCATTAGCTTGCTTAGTTTTAGATTGTAAGTCAGCCATTTTTAATCCATAGTCTTTAGTAGCTTTACTTTCAGCTTGTGCAAGTTTACTCATCTCTAATACATCTGGAATAGTATTAGCATTAACATCTTCTGATTCTACATTACCAAATCCTGTAGCCTGTATAATAGCAATCTTCTCTTTAGACAGTCTATCAAGTTCTCTTTGATAATCATCATGAGCTTGATCAGCTTGTTTCATTTGAATAGCTTGTTGCATTTGAGCTTGAGCTTGTTGTTGTTGTTGATCAATCTGTTGCTGTTGCTGTTGCATTTGTTGTTGTTGCTGTGCTTCTTGTTTATCTCTAAGATCTTTGAATGTTTTCTTCATTTCTCTCATAGACTTAGTAGAATATAGTTCTATTACATCATATAATGAACCACCATTCTGCATAAGAGGTTGTGCAAGTGCTCTAAGCTCATCAAACATTTGTTTGTCTTCTGGTCTATTAGTAGGGAACACTTTAAGATCTCTAAATTTTAAATCATCTCCATTTACTTGTACAAATGCAGACAATCCTTCTGATGTAATATATGATAGCGTACTTTGTGGTTTTGAACTTGCTATATGTAAAGCAGCATCAATGATACCTTGATATAGTTGTCCCATTACATATTCGTGTGCAATAAACAATGGTTCTGTTTGAGAGTAACTCTGTTGCATTGCTGTATTAGTTCCTGTAGCACTCTCTGATGCAGCTATAGATCCCATACGTTGTCTAGACATACCTATAAGTTCCCAACACTCACTCTTTATTTGTTGAGCTAAGTTATATCTAGATTGTATCTCCTGCGTACGTGTAAGATCAAGAGCTGTAAATTGATTGAATGAACTAGGAGCTTTTAAGTTCTCTGGAGAGTCATCAATAAATACTACACCTCTGTTTCTTGCTTCCATTTCCCATATGTCAAGAGCATCTTGTGCATCTCCATCTTTAGGAATAGGAATATGTCTTAATGACATAAGTTGAACCTTACCAACTTCTTTTTCTAGAAGTTTATATAATTGGTTCATACATACATTATATATAACCTGAAAAGGTTTCATAAGATCCACTAGACTTCTAGCTTCTGTATTCTTCACTTCAAAAGTCGTGCCTATTATTGGGCAGTAGTTCAATAGTTTGAATGGTTTGATATGATATATATCTGGACCTATTTTTGTTCCTTGATACCATTGATTGATCCATCCCCATTCTAATGATTGTTGTGTAGGTATAGTTCCTGATTTGTAACTTTCATCAACAAGTATTGATTGCTCATTACCTAATTCATCTAAATATATAAGTTTACCTATTTTCTTTTTAGATATCCAATAGCTTCTAACAACAACATACTTATAACCAAATGAACTAACATTATTAGTTAGCCCTAAGAAGTCTTTAAGTCCATCATTGTTCTCTTTCATCTCTGATTCAATCATCATTCTTGTTTGAAGAACAAGAGGATCAAATGTATCATATTGTACAGAATCAATACCTTCTGGTGCATTAGGATTACCTAAATTTGATTCACGTACATTGATTAATCCATAGTCTTGAAGTGATGAGCGTAAGTGGTCAATCTCCTCTTTCGTAAGATCTGGTATGCTTTCAATGATCTCTGATAGCTCCATAACTTGTACTGTGCCAGCAGCATAGGCTCCTTGAGCTCTACCAGTGGGATCTGATATCCACTTTCTATCAGGAGTAGTAAGAAACCAAGTGTTTTTTGGATTTGCAACTTCGATGTTAAATCCAGTTTTAGAGTTGTCTTCATATATATGATAAAATTCTCTAGCAGATATTAGCATATCTCTAAAGGCATCTTCTGATTTTTCTTTTAAATTGAACTCAGCTTTCTGACATGTAAGAACATGATTGGCCCATTTTTCAGCTTGTGATGTATATGAGTCTAATTGATCTCTCATTTGATCAATTGTCATTTGTTCTAATTCTTCTGGCTCTGGTGGTTCTTGTCCTTCAATTGCAGCTTTTTCAAGAATTTTTTGTTTTGCTTTATTTAAAATAAACTTTTGAAGAGTGTCTGTTTTAAATTGTAGTTCTTCTGCCTGACTATCATCATCAAAAGCTTTCACTCTAAATGTATCAGGACGTTTAGATATCTCTCCTACTAACTCATTAACAGGAGTGGTGACAATAGAATAATGCTTAACGTATGTAGGAAGCTCAAGATCTGCTTGTAGCATTTCTGTAAAGCTCTTAACATCAGGCTCTTGATAGAAATCTTCCATACGAAGGATACCTTTCATAAGATCATAGTTTTTTACAAACGTATCTCTATTCTTTACATATTCAGCATATGCTTTGTTTGAGAAGTAGTCCATTGTATTCTTAATCCAACTTTCATCTTCTTTTTCCTTTTCTGTTTTAAACTGATCAGGGAATATGTTCAAATATGCATACCTAATTGTAGCATCTTTTGTATATCTAATTATTGCCATTTTATCTAAACATTTTATGTTTGTTACTATTAAACATTCCCTTTGATTCAGAGAATAGTGAATTTTTTTTCTTTTTAGAATAGAGCGAAGTTACTCTTGCATCTTCAGCTGCACCTGTTCTTCCCATTATAGGATTTAATTTCATTGCCAAAGATACAGCTAATTCTGCAGCAATTATTCTATCGAAGTTTCCTTCTTCATTATATTGTATCATTTCTTCAAGTAGGACAGGATCAAATATCTTAGCCATACCCTTAGTTTCAGAAACAACATTACCATCAGCATCTTTTTCTACGTGTATTACTTCTTCTGTATATTTCTTTAAACATCCATGTAGAAAGTCTCTAATTTTCTCAGCAGATCTATGTATTCCATAATCCCTTCTCACTGTGGTGTTTGGAACTATTTCTTTTAACCAATCTGGTTGTCTCTCTAAATAATGTGCATCTCCTTTAGAGATCATATAATCTATAAAAGAGATTTCATCATTTTCACATAATGTTCTAGCATTGTAATACTTAATCAATAACCTTGCCTGTTCTTCCCATGTTTCTTTTTTATCAGGTCTAGCACAATAACTAGCTACAAACATATCTTGGTATTTCTCTCCTGATATAGCATGCATTCGTTTATAAATATAAACAGATCCTAATGATGAACTATATGCAGACTTTCCTTGTCTGTAGGGATCGACTCCTGCAACATAAAGTCCATAAGGAGGTGTGTCAATTGGAAACTCATATATAACTACAGGAGCATCTTTCATGTCACTATTCTTCAGAGGGAAGTTTGATATAGGAAGCTTATCTGTAAACTCATGCTTCACACCATTTCCATCATCATATAAAACAACAGGTGTTCCTGTTCTTTCTTGTGCTAATAGTCTGGCTTTCTGACGTTTAGCTGCTTCTATATCAAATATATTAGTATCTTCATTCAGGAATATATCATCCACCTCTTGTGGATAATACATCTTTTCTTTTAAATATGCAAGTCTATCACCAGCTTTTTTTAATCTTTCAAGATTTTCATTTGTAATCTTGTCTGCTTTTTCTAAATTAGAAACAAGCATTTTTACATTATGTAATTCTGAATCTGCTGGTTGTTCTAAAAATTCTCCTAGTGTAGATTCTTCTTTAGCTTCCATTCTATACTTATGGGAAATAAATAACCCATGCACTCTACTTTCATCCTTTGCATTGTTGTACGTAAGAAAATTAAAATTATCTACGTCAAACATAAGACTCTTTGCATCCATGAAGTTTTGCATATCTCCACCTGTACCAGTTAGAATTGGAGAACATCCCCAACCAAATGGTGTTGTAAAACCTGGTGTAGCAGCCTGAAGACCACGTAAGAATGATCCCTTACCTATCTCATCAATGATTAGCTTCCTAGGCTTTGTACCTGCAATAGCTTCTTCATTATTCCCCCCATCCAAGTTACGAATAAGGATCTGAGAAAAGGGGATTCGCTCTCCTGCTTTTGTCTTGATCCCTAACGTAACCTGGTTTTTCCAGTTGTCTTCAACTCTTTGCCATCTCCATGCTTCAGGAAGGAAGTTGAGTCCTTTATCTATTTTATCTGTAATCAGTTTTATATCTGGAGCATTTAATCCAGCAATAATGTTCTGACTGTTCTCATCAAATGTTGCTCCCCAACCTATATATGAACTCTCAATAACTGACTTAGCCAAACGTCTAATACCTAGAATAACTAGGCCTTTCTTTTCTATTTGAGCTCTGTCTATTTCGTTTGTTATAACCCATTCATTATCACGTAGATATGGATTAGCATATTTCTGTGATATTCTACCTCTGTCATCTATAACATCCACCTCTGTATTCCAGAAGTTTAAATGCCAATATAAAAAAGGATTGATATATACACCTCCCATTGTACAACCATCAATACACAGTTGTTTGTGATAGGCATAGAATGCTTTATATTCATCTGAATCCTTTTGAGGAACTCTCTTCTGATTTATAAACCAATCTTTATAATCAATACTTTGTAAACTTTCCATTAATGTCTATTCTTTAAAAACTCTTCAGCCATACTACCAAGCTCAACACCACCTCTTACAGGAACCACTTTTGCTTCTTCTTTCTCACGTAGTTTCTCTACTTGCTCAAGCAGTGCTAGGTAGTTTTTCATTGTCTCTTGAACAAACTTGCCTTGAGCCTCGATAGAGGCTATCACCATTGGCATAGCACCACCTTTAGCTGTAGGTTTCCATTCAATTCTATCCTTTAATGTATGTAAAGGATTAGCATCAACGTATTGTTTCCATGAAGCTAATTGCTCTTCAGCCCAATCAAGCTCAGCATTTATATATGTAGTTTTTTTTACTGCCATTATGTAGTTTATATTAATTCATTTAAATCATCATCAGACAAGGGTCTTTGTTCTTCGTCAATATCATTATATCCTATAATATATCCTTTTATTGAACCCTCATCTGTCTTATCAATTTCCATATATTCATTACAGAATTTTATGTTAACTGTATCCTTGACATCATCAACATCTATCACCCCTTCGATGTCTATATATTCCATTCCTAATTCATATATCTTTAAAAGAATTTCTATTAAAGGTTCAAGAGGAATCTTTGTTATCGTAAATTTATTGTTTTCCTCTTCCATGATTTTTCATTTGTTCTTCTTGTTGTGGTGTAATTACAGAGACCCATTTCTTTAAAGGACAATCACATGAAAGGCATTTAGTCTTTGCTGCAAGTGTACATCCACAATTTGTACAATGTACATCCTTCCTTAATGTATTATGTTTTGTCGAGATGTGTTCACAATTGTTACATATCTCCATTCTAGAAGCTGACGTTTCAACAATGGCTTCTTTTAATTTCTCTGGAGGGAAGATGTTGTTTCTCCAACCCTCATAAATTTGAAATATATTCATCTACTCTTGGTTTTAAATTCTTTATTCCATCATTTGCAATTGCCAACTTATCCTCTAGAGCTTTTCTTTGTTCTTCAGACAATGATGTGTTTTGCAACAGAGACGTATAATGCTCTCTAATCTTCTCGTATTTAGTTAATTCTTTTTGAGCTCTTTTAAAATTGAAAAGAAACTTTCCAAATCCAGATATCTCCACTGTACTATTTGTCATCATAGCTTTAATAGCTGATTCAAATTGATGTGATATAACAAGATCCATTGTTTTTTCTGAAATCAATTTATCTGTCACCTTGTTAACAGCTATCTTTTTTATTATATATTCCTTAATAGGTGTATTAGCTGATTTCATGTTTTAATGATATTGCTAATAATACATCCTTCTTAAAATCTAATACAATAGCAGGATTAACTTTCACCTTCTTAGGATAACCATCTTCTCTATCTTCAGTTTTAATAAACACTCCTAATTTCTTAAGCTTACTTATTATATTATTAATCGTAGGTGATGTTGTTTTATACTTATTACAGAATTCCTCTCTAACATTAGCATTTGTAATGTTCCCTTTAATAGCTGTAAAAGCAACTAATTGAATTTCTCTAGGAGTGAGACCTAATGAGTTTATATCTGAAAGAATAGCGTAATACTTCTCTGCTATTTCAAACTCATCTTTAACTTGTTTTTTTAGTTTTTGAACTAACATTCTATATACTCTTTATTGGTTTAGTTAAAACAAAGATATATATAATTTTTTAAACTTATAATTAATTTAGTTATAATTATTATCAACCCACCCACCCACCAAAATTATAATGTTTTTTTCAGACTACCAAAAAAAATTTTTTCCCAAATTTTGAAACCCTTTGTGTGTGTAATTGGTTAGCTTACTCCAAATCAAAACCCCCCAAACAATTTGAGAAGTTGGGTTATCTCCCACACATTGCACATCACTGTTGCAAATGTTGACAATGGATTGCTGTTTCACAAAATAACACATACATCATTCCATCCCAAAACCCTTTTTACATTAGGAGTAAACAACTCATTATAAAAACAATTTAAAAATTAGAAATTATGTTACAATTCAAAGACGTTGCACAACAAGCAAGTACATTAACAACCATTGGTACAGTTGCAGAGTATGCAGGAGTGGGTGGTTACCACGAATTATCAAGCAAGAAGAACTTCAAAGGGGTTCTTAATGAAAAGACCAACAAACTTAATCGCGTTACTATTGCAATTTATAATGCAAAGGGACAACGTGTTTACGTTAATTGTTCTGAACCATTAAGTCTTGACTTGCGTGCTTCAACATCAGAAGCTGAATTACAAACAAAGCTTGACAACATTGCTTTGTTACCAATTCTTGAACTTCCTCAAGTAGAGCGTGATGAAACATCGCCAAACTTTGGTAAGCCTATTATGGTGGCAGATGAAGAAACAGGAGAATTAAAGCCTCTTGTAATCTACACCATCTCTAATCAAGGTGGACAAGACATGTCAAGCACACGTGTTACCATTACAGAAGAAATGCTTAACAAAAAACTTGCGTCAGTTGCCATTAACTTGGAAGACCTTGTTGCAATGTAATGCATAATACAATAGCAAGTCCTTAATTGGGCTTGCTATTGTTATTATATATAAGGGTGGGATTTGTAAATAAGGGTGGGCTATTAAAAAAAACATATCAATATATTGCATTATTCGCAATGGTGTATAAAAAAAGACGCTCTTTTATAAAAGTGAATTACATTATTCGCAATGAATATAATGTTTCACTAATATTCTTTCAATAAATTGAATATGTGAATAGATATTAAGATATAGAGGTGTATTACACTGCCTCAAACAAGTGTGTATAAAACAAAAACAAATTAATAAACGATAACATTATTATATAGCATTATGGTAACAAATAAACAAGTTGATCTTTCTTTATTCATTAAACCTACATATGTATGTAAGTGTGATGAATGTAATACAATAGTTAATACATCATTTGGAGATCTTAGAGAAGAAGTCTTTAAAATAGATGAGAATGGTAATAAGTATGGACATAGAATGTTATGTTCATTCTGTATAGATGATTTATTTAATAACCAATATAAGGCTCTATTAGTTTAGGGCCTTATTTAATACATTATACATTATGAAAGAAATATTAGAAGAACAAAAGAAGAATATATCTATTAGATTAGAAGAAGCTTATAAAGAAGTAGATGTACAGAGTGTTGCATATCTTAGTGGAAAGTTAGATCTTATAGAATATTTATTATCTCTAGATGATGATGATGATGAGTGGGATGATGATTATCCTATTGATATAATAAATGAATTTTAAATACATAACAAATTATGACAACAATCAACATTAACGTTACAAGTGTGTGTATACACATCATTGTATTCTTTATACTATTTGCTATTGCTTATTGGTATATTACATTAGACGAAGGTGCTAGACAAAGAAAAATGTATAGAACAGCTAATATTCTTTGGTCTTCTCTTTTTTCTACATATATTATTCTAATGTTTAAATGCATATGTTATATATTCTCTCATATACATTTCACATTTACATTTTAAATATAACAATTAATTACCAACAGATGATTGGTGTAGTTTAGAAGAGCGTTAAAGGATATAACACACGCTATAATTAATTGTTTTTAATTTATACACATTATGGATTTAAGAATATATAAAGACAAAAGAAATAGAAGTGGTGGTAAGCATTATCACAAGGTTCCAGCTAATACTCTTGGTAGTTATACTAAAGCATATGCTCTCAAAGAAATAACTAAATACATTTCAATGTATAATGATTTTGGTCGTATGAATTATATAAATTCAGAATCCAGCATAATAACAAAACTAGATCCTTATACAACATATGTATATGAAGACTTATATTAACACAAATTAATAACAAACAAATGAAATCAACAAAACTTATGTTGGCTGTAATAGCCACATTTCTCATTACATGGTGTGTATTGGGATTGATTGGGTATTTATTATCTGATCTGTCGTACAGAAATTGTATGACAAATGGTGCAACAATAATGATTATGTTCATCATTGGCTGGATACCAGCTTCAATAGTTGGATATGATGTTAATGAACAATTAAATTCTTAATAACATGAAAAAACTCTTATTATTAGCATTATTGTGTATATCAATTGCTACTAACATTTATCTATTTACTAAACAAAAGATTTATGTTAACCCAAACTTTGATAATCCTGTATTTATATGGAATGATGATCTTGAATCTATTCCAATGGACAACACACCTGTATTATTACAATTTGGCTCAAAGAACTCTGACACACTTTATTTAGGACCTATAGAAAATAAACATTATGATAAAAATTAAATATCACGTAGGTTCAATGTATTGGCCTGCAATCAACAGAATGGTTGAACAGTTAAACACACAATCTATCACTTGTTCCATAGAAGAAGAAGGAGATAGTAAATATTTAATGATTAGTATTCCAGAATCATTTGATCTTGGACAAACAGCATTATATATAGGAACTATTATTGGCATGATTGAACAACAATCATTAACAACACAATTTTATTTAAAAGACACAGTTATATGAAAACATTTATTAGTACAATGAAATATGAGGAAGAATTTAAATCTAATATTAGAACAATTGGTTGGGGATGTGGATATGTCCATATTCCCAAAGACCATCCAATATTAGTTAAATTAGAAGAAGGTTGGGGAAAATATTTAGAACCTGATAGTTGCACTGAAGAAATAACATTCACACAATGGGATAAAGATAAAGAATATCTCATGATAGGATTTGATACAGCTCATGGTTATAATAATTGTACTCATGATGAAGCATATGTTATAAAACAAGCTAACATCATTAAAGACCTTGTTGATGCATATACAGCAGATGATGCAAGAAGATATGCTCATGACCAAATAAAATTAGTTTATTCAAAATTTAGTAAATATTTATAATTTAATAACTTAAAACTATGAACACAGAACAAATTAAAAACCAAATTAATCTTATTGACCAACAATTATTTGAATTAGACGAAACATTATCATCTAGTGATGAAATAGATGTTCATCGCTATTATGAATTAGAAGCAAAATTAATGACACAAAAGAAATTATTATTAACTGATTACGAAAAACTAATTGCATTATGATTATGAATATTGAAATCAACAAACAAATATTTTGTTCATTAGTTGATAAACTAGATTTGAACAAAAAAGACACTGAAATAGAAAAGTTTAATGAATGGATGCTTAACAGAGTTAAATCTATTCACTATTCTAATAATAAAGAAATGTGTAATGCATATGAAAAAATAGAAAAGAAATATGTTAATCACTAGAACTTCAGTATTTGGTGTAGAAAGAACAAGAGATCTTGACATTACACAAAAGCAATATAACGCCTGGCAATCAGGCGTTTATGCTCAAGATGCATTTCCTAATTTGAATGCAGCAGATAGAGAGTTTATCATTAGTGGTAACACTGATGAAGATTGGAATAAGATGTTTGCTGATGATGCAGACGATGTTTAATTTAAAATAAAAATATTATGATATTATATTGTATAATCAGTTACTTCATTATGTTTGGTATATTACTACAAGAACATAAAACATTTGATACATTAGGTTATCAAGATGTATTGCTTTCATTGTTAGCTCCTTTTATTGTTCCAATTATTTTTGGAATGCATGTTAATGATAAAGGTGATGAAAAATAAAAGACCAAGAATACCAGCTAAAATATTAACTGGTCAAGTGGTTTACTCTACAAATCCCATTCAACAAGGATGTTGTAGAATACTTGTTATTTATGAGAAATATCATGCTCTTTCTTATAAAAGAATATGTAGATTTGTAAAACAAGAATAAATTTGTATAATCACTGGGGACTAAATCGCCACAAAGCAGTTTAAATAGTCAATGTATGTGCTGCGTATCACTGAACTTACCCATATTATACATTTATGTATATTATATTATACAAAAACAATAAAAAGCATGCAAAATGTATATTATAATGTACAACAATAGGCTAAACATTGATCCTTTGTAATAGACTGTAACAGGTCTTTAAGACGTAGTGTTGTAACAAATATTATGCTTTACATAAAGATATCTACAGAGATGTAGAATGTGTTGTTCCCTTGAGAAAGGAAGGATGTACCACGAGTGAAAAGGTTGCCACGTCCAACACAAATGAGTTCTCAGCAAGTAGTAATGTGTCCCAGTCTATCTGGTGCAAACATTTAGAACATCTCTTACTACGTGACCCTACTCCACTTCACAACAAAGAAAGAGGGTGCTAATTTAATAACAATTTTGGATAGTTGTTATTGAAATCTGTATAAAGTTGATCATTGGTCAACACAACTAATTGATAAGTGGACGCACATGCGTCATAATTTAAACATAGAACACAAATTTAAAAACTAGAAAACATGAAAAACAAAACATTGACAATTAAGACATTAAAAATGTCAGGAAGTAAAGGATTTGCTTTATTAGCAGGAGTTAATAGACCAATTATTCCTCAACAAGTAACTAAACTATCTACATCGTTAGATAAAATGGGAATTGTAAGACCTGTTGTTGTATCAACAATTAGTTTTATTGATGGTAACAAAACAACTTACATTATTGATGGACAACATCTTTATCACGCTCTCATGAGACTTGGTTGGGATGTTCCATATGTAGAAATAGATATTAAAGATAATGTTGATCTTGCAGAACATTTAGCATTATTGAATAGCTCTTCTAAATCATGGACTATGAAAGATTACATTCTTGTATGGAGTAACGTTAATAAAGACTATGTTAAACTAAGTAAATATTTCAATACATATGATATTGAATTATCACAAGTAGCAGAGATTCTTATGAATAACACTTGCAGTGGTACTGTTGGTGGTTCACATGTATCATCATTGATTAAGAAAGGTGAGTTTGCCATTGATGATGAGAAAAGAGGTGTTACAATATTAAATTATGTAACAGATGCTCTAAAGCTTGTAAAACGTATGGATAGAATGAGCAACAAATTGTTTATTTCTTCTTATGTGAATTTTATTAGTTCATATGATAAATATGATCACAAACAATTCTTAGCTAATCTAAAGCTTAACAAAGACAAGTTTAAAACTGTTACATTAGACCCAGAAGAATATAAAAAATTATTAAAATCAATAATATGAAAACAATAGAACTAGAACCAACAGCATTTTATCAATTCAAACAAAGAGCATTAGAATTAAGAGTGTGGTTTGATTGTAAAATAACAAAGGGAATTTATCTTATAACAGCTGATGAATTAGCTTTAGAAAAATTAGGTTATTAATTTGTGGAGATTAGGCCCTAGCAATAGGGCTTTTTCTTTTTAAGACTATGAGTTTACTAAAACAAGCAAAGAGAGTGTTACTTAAAAAAGACACAGGTATTGTTTCTTTCATCAATGAAGAAGGAAACTCAACACATGTATTGTATATACAAAAAGGATATATGATAAAGGATAAAGACTTTAAAGAAATAATGGAATCAATAGAAATCAAATTTAAAAAACCATGAGAAATTATTTAATATGTTACTGGGCAGAACGTAATGATTGTGCCACAGATCTTGAAGAAATTGTAGAAGCTGACAATATGATGGAAGCTTTAGAGAAGTTTACAGCAAACAGTGTATTTAAATCAATAGACAGTGTTAGTCTACTTGTTAATCACAATTATATACCAGATTTTAATTATCAAAAACAAACAATATGAAAAAAGCAATTTTAATTTTAGCAGTGACTATTGTGTCACTAAGTTGTTCAACAGAAGACAACACCCCTTCAGAAAATCCTACAGATTGTAATTGTGGGGTGGTAACTGAATCAACTTCATTTAACGTAGTTAATGGTCAAGGTGGTGTTACTGTATTCTCAGTTATTAAAATAAAAAATAACTGCACAGGTGCAATAATACAAACTCAAAGAGATGGCAATATACCTGTAGGAAGTCAAATATGTAACTAATAAAGATATGGAGTCAAAAGAAGAATGTAAAGATTGTAATAAGTCATTAGAACACTGTACATGTATAGAAGACACTATTGACTTTCCAAAACAAGAACCTAAAAAGGTACTAACTGAGGAAGATATTTTTAATCAAAAAGATATTGATGCTGTAACTGATTATATTAACAAAGAACAACAAAAACAACATCTAATTGATATGATGGAATCTGATGAAGAATTGGAGTTGTATGATGAATCTCGAGAAATTAAACTTAAGGATGTCTTCAATGATGAAAAAAAAGAGAATATTAAAAAGTTTATTGATGAAATAGAGAATCCATCTGAACCAAATCAAGCACTTATAGATGCTGCTGAGAGGTATATAGCAGGAGATAATTATAATAGATACTATGATGATTTTATTGAAGGTGCTAAATGGCAAGAACAACAAAATGACACATCAAAAGTGAAAAGAGTTGAAGTGATACAACATTCACCACCATATAATGGTAGAGCATTTACAAAGTATAATGCTAAAGATGTTGAGATACAATTTCAAGATGATGGTAGAACACTTAAAATATTTTTAAAATGAAACAAGAAACACTTGAAGAAGTTGCTGAAAAGTATGCTAATGATTGGGAAGAAATACACCCTAAATTAGACTTTGAGGATATGACACCAATTGCAATATCTAAAATAGACTTTATTGAAGGTGCTAAATGGCAACAAGAGCAAATAGGCAAGTCAGAATTTCTACAAAGATTAAGAGGAACATTATCTGATGCAGAAGCAAGAAGATTAATATTTGAAACATTTTTAAACAAATAAGAATTATGAAAAACATACACATATTACCAACAGATAAACCAAGTAGGTTATATTTAGGAAATAATGAAAACTTTGTATTTGGAATGATGCAAACTTCAATTCAAAGTAGAAATGATGATTTTACAAACCAAAACATCTACATCACTTCTGATGAAGAAATTAAAGAGGGAGATTGGTTTATATCATTATATTCAAACTCTATTCAAAGAGAATTAAAATTAGATTGGACTTTAAATAAAGATGCTTATAAAAAAATTATCCTAACAACAGACCAAGACCTAATCAAAGATGGTGTACAAGCTATTGATGATACATTTTTAGAATGGTTTGTTAAGAATCCAAGTTGTGAGGAGGTTGAGGTTGCTAAAACTAATAAACTTATCGATAATTATGCTGATAAAGATGAAGATAAGTGGGAGGTAAAATATCATATTTATTTGCCAAAAGAAGAACCTAAACAAGAAACACTTGAAGAAGTTTTAGGAAGTTCAATGTGTCAATATAGTGTAATAGAAAATAAACTTGCTATTTTGTATAGAAATCAAGTTAAAATTTATGATGCTGTTACAAAAGAACAACAAGTTTATAGTGAAGAAGAAGTAAAAGATATTATGGCTGAAACTTGGATAAGATGTGTTGGTAATGATGGTAATGACTTTAAAGAGTTAAGAGATAAAATTTTAGAACAATTTAAAAACATATAATATGTTATCAATAGGTGATAAAGTGGTGTGTGTTGACGCAAGTATGTTAGCACACACAGTGGAAGAATTATTAAGAGATGTGCCCAATTGGGTTAAACAAGATCAACAATATACAATTCGTGGTTTTGCTGACCATGATTTTGTTGTTGGTGTATATCTTGAAGAAATACATAATCCTCCTAAATGGTTTAAACTTGTAGGAGCGTTTATTGAACCTGCTTTTAAAGAATCTAGATTCAGAAAGCTTGAAGAAACAAAAATAGAAATTAGTATAGAACAAGAAGAATTAATAACATTATGAAATTAATCCTTATGCACAGAACTTTTCTTTTACTAGATAAAGAAAAAATGGAAAAAGTAATGAGTATACCTAACGATGAAAAGGTTTTAAAGTATTTCAATAATGAATATTATTTAATAATAAAAGACAAAAATGTATCATTATGAATGTGAATTAGTTCTTAAGAGCTATATGCCTAAACAGCTTGAGAAAGGAATGTTGTTTGTTGAAGCATCTGAAGAAGGAATTAAGCTATTTGAATTAGATAAAATTCCTAGAGATGAAGAGAAGTTCATTATTGAGAATGGTGCTCCTATGGAGCTATACATCATTGATGATGATGAAACTGTTCTTGTTGAACCACATGAACTAGGTTGGATGGATGATGGAGATGATGTAGATGAATTACGTCCTATAAGCCTTGAAGACATTAATTATATTCTTAGTGAATATGGTGGATGGATAGAACTAGAAATCATTGAAGAATTCTTTGATGAAGAAGAACAAGTTATTCCTAATATGTATGATCAAAAAGTTGTAATTAGACTTTTGACAGACGAAGATGAAGAATAATTAAAATAATTATTATATTTGTAACAATGAAAAACTTCATAACATATTTAGTTAGATGGATATCAAACAATCTTGCTGTTCCTTTTTGGATGGTGGGACATATTCATCTTTCTACACATGTTTATGAAGACATATATGAATTCATTGCCTCTTTTGGTATGAACATTATTGTTGCAATAGGATTTTGGTTAGATTGGAAAGAACATAAAAAACAAACAAAATGAAGAATCAAATATTTATTGACAATCAATATGAATACGACTATGATTGTATAGGAGAAAGTAAAAAGCAAATACATACATTGTATTATGCTCCTACAGAAAGTTGGAGTGATGAATTACATAATCAACCAGCAATAACAATTGAAGACACTGGAGATGGTTTTAGTATTGTAACAAAACTTAACTATGAAAATCTTGACTATGTTGAAGCAGATCAATTATTGATATTGCTAAAAATTATTAATACAGATCCATTGTATAATTGTGTTTATGAAATAGGAACTAAAGAACCATTATTATGACACTAAAAGAAAATTTTTCACAAATATTAATGGAATTTTGGGCAAGTGATTGGGAAGCTCAATGTGAACAAGTAGCAGATGAGTTTGCTATTGGGTTTGCAGCGTGGTGTATTAAAAAAAGAGTAGACTTCTTTGATGATACAGAGATTGGAGAAACATATACTATTGATGGATTTGTCAGCAGATATAAAATGAAAGAACTATTAGAAATCTATAAATCAGACAAAGAATTATGAATGTATTAATCTATGACATCGAAACCTTATTAGAAATGTTCTTTGTTGGTGTATATAATCCACAAAGTGATGAATATTATGAATTTGAAATTAGTAAGAGTAAAAATGAAATAGATGCATTTATTAATTTCTGTGACGAACACAATGATTATTATTGGGTTGGTTATAATAACATAAGATTTGACAGCCAAGTGGTTGAATGGATATTACGTAGCTATGAGCAATGGCATGATTTGCCTGCATTAGAACTATGCAGTAAGATTGCACAGAAGGCTGCTGATGTTATTCATGATGCTAATTATGATGTGTTCCCTGAATACAGAGAGCACGAACTAAGTTTTAAACAAATAGATCTATTCAAGATTAATCATTACGATAATAAGAATCGAATGGTCTCTCTTAAAAGGCTTGAGTTTGAAATGGACTATGAGAATATTGAGGAAATGCCTGTTCATCATACAAAGGTGGGAATGACACCAACAGACAGACATATCACCAGAACCTATTGCAAGAATGATGTAATGGCTACATATGAATTCTATAAAATAACAATAGGACAATGTAATCATCCATTATACAAAGGCAATAACCAAATAGAGCTTAGACAAGATATAGAAACTGAGTTTGATATTCCTTGTTTGAACTATTCAGACAGTAAAATTGGTGATGAGATGATTAAGAAGTTTTATATGCAAGAGAAAGGAATTGCATATGGTGAATTACCACGTAAGGGGTTCTTTAGAAAAACAATTGCTGTTAAGAATTGCATTGCTTCTTATGTAGAGTTTGTTACACCTGAACTAGATGAATTCTTTCAGAGAACAAGAAAGATGACTATGGGAATGAATGATGATTTTATGGAAGAGATTAACTTCTATAATAACAAATATACATTTGCCAAGGGTGGTCTTCATAGTGTTAATGGTCCTAAGATATTTGAAGCTGATGATGAGCATTACATTATTGATTGGGACGTTAGTAGTTATTATCCTGCTATTATTATCAACAATGGACGTTATCCTGGACATTTAGGAAAAGAGTTCCTTAGAGGCTATAAAACAATGTTTGATAAAAGACTTGAACTAAAACCTCTAGCTAAGACAGATAAGAAGATAAAAGGAATTGTTGGAGCTCTAAAGCTTGCTGTTAATTCTGTATATGGTAAATCATCAGATGTACAATCATGGATATATGATAGACAACTAACTATGTTTACAACAATCACTGGCGAACTATCTTTAATGATGCTTATTGAAGCATATGAATTAGCAGGTATTAATGTTATATCAGCTAATACAGATGGTGTAACAATTAAAATTAAAAAAGGATTAGTTGATAAGATGTTTGAGATTAATCAATGGTGGTGTGATGTCACAAAGTATGAACTTGAACGTACAGACTATTCTAAGATTATATTTAGTACAGTTAATGATTATTTAGCAATAATGACCAATGGAGAAATTAAAAAGAAAGGTGATTTCCTTACTGACTTCGAGCTACACAAGAACAAGAGTGCCAGAGTGGTTTCCCTTGCACTTGAACGCTATTTTGTGGATGATATTCCTGTTAGCACTACTATACGAAATCATAAAAATATTTATGATTTTTGTTTAAGACAGAAAGCTACAAGAGATTTCCACTATGAAGGTATTAATAGACAAACAGGAGAAAGAGAGATGTATAACAAACTAATTAGATATTATATATCTGATGAAGGAGTTAAACTTCTAAAGGTGAAGAATGAAGAGTGTCAAACTAATGCTGCAAAGATTAGTCAAGTGGAAGCAGGAGAATGGCTGGCAACAGTTTGTAACTATCTACCTAGTAATACTAAAGTTGAAGGTGTTAATTATGACTATTATATTGAAAAAGCTAATAGGATAATCAATAAAATTTTAACAGAAGGAAAGAAACGTAATATAGTAGTAATCCCTAATCAATTAAATTTGTTTTAATAATGGAAAAAGTTAAAATAACAAGAGACAACATCAGTAGACATCTGGTTGAATATGAACTAGTAATGGTTGGTAAAACAATGATGGATACATTTAATGATGATAAGTGGTATTTTAATATCACTATGACAAGAGAGCAGTTTGCAGAGTTTAAACTCTATGCTGTTAAGCTTATAAGAAAAACATTTAAATGTAATAAGTTAAAAGGAGAAAAAATATTTGATTCATTCAATCTTGCATTTGGCCTTCGTATAAAAAATTAATATCATGAACTTAAAAACAGCAATTTGCAATCAGGTGTTAGAGCCTAAGTATCTAAAAGTGTATATGTACATGGAAGAACTTGGAAAAACAAATAATATTAGTGTAAGACGTGCACATAAGGAGGATATTTTAGATATTCTTGCTGATATAATATTAATCAAAGAGAAATACAAAATTCCTTTCTTAGAGGACTTAGAGCTATTACAAAAATATAACAAATAAATTAAAATTATGGGAGAAAGCATTAACTTTGAAGATCTATTCAATTGGCAGTTAGAGAGTGACAGACATTACATAACACTCTTACAAAGACATGCTGAAGAAGAATATGAATGGCAACTATGGGAAGAACAAGAAAGAAACAGAAGACTTCCTGCATTAATACAAGTACAATTAATACCAAACCTACATGAAACTAAATCTGAGCCCTTGGCACTTCGAAGAATTAATCAAGAAATCCTATAGCTTAGACCACATATTCCTATTAAAACTTA